CATACTCAAATTCTTCTTTTGGTTCTTGCAATCTCTTCAAGTCAGCATAATCACCATATCTCTTCTTATGTTTTTCTCTTACTTTTTCTGCACCTTGAACTTGAGACATTACAGCATATCTACCCTTCCCTTTTTCAGCATTTTTAGCTATCTCTGCACCTTTATGGACTCCTGCCATTCTTCTTATTCTACCAGCACTATGCTCACCACCAAGACGACCTTTTGCTACTGACTTAAACTTATGTCTTTCATCTTCAGGGACATCCTTATCTTTTTCAGCATCGTGTGCTGCTTTTAATTTTCCATATCTTTCATATTCCTTTTCACCAGGACCATCTTTGAAGAATGATGGTTTATCAGTATCAGGGTTTTCAATACCTAATCTTTTTCTTACTGCTCTGTTCTTTTCTCTTGGAGTCAATCCAGACTGAAGTGGTCTCTTTGGATTATCCCACTCTACTTTACCTTCTTTCACACAACGATTATAAGTCTTTCCAAAGAGTTTTTGTGTGCCTTTCTTCTTATATCCAGGCCAACACTTCTTTGCTTCTTCAATAAACTCTTGATAGGTTTTCATCGTTTTATTTTTATTTAGGTTTGCGTATCATCGGATGGGGTGCAATATCTTTAGTCTTATTATCTTCAAATCCGTGTTTAGAATAAAAAGACTTTAATTTATCTTCATATCCTTTTTCTGCTACTGGTTTCACACTTACAGGCAATTTATGCTTGTCCGCATATCTTGTGATTCCACGAACAAATCTGGACCCCTTTCCTGCTCTTCTTTTTCCTTTCTGCACATCAATTAAACCAAGATAAATGTGGTCTTTTTTTCCATCTTCCGAAGGTCTAAATTGAACGTTAAAATTAGAACCAGGATTATTTCTTTCCCACTTTTTACTCATAGTTTTCATTACTTCATCGTGAGACTTTTCTTGTGCCTCTGCAATAAATTGCTGAAAAGTTTTCATCACGAATATCCCTAATAACCTTTCTTGTAATCGTATTCAGTGTATGCTGCTTTTTGTCTTTTATCTGCAACTTTTTGTGCTGGTGTTCTTCCTTGAAATTTTGGTGCTGGTTGGTCTTTTTTCTTCACACCACGAAGTTCTCCACCACTACCGTGTGGTTGTCGTTTATAACCATATCCAGCACCTCCAGTAGAACTAAACTCAGGTCTGTGGTCCATTCCTTGTCTGAATCTTCCCATTTGTGCTTCAGGATTTGGTCTTTTAATTGTAATATCTTTTCTTTCCCACCTACCTTCAGGAGAACGGTCAATTGTCTTATGAGTTCTATCTAAGTAAAGTGGAGTCTTCTTCTTTCCCTTCACTTTATCTTCTTTACGCATCTCAACGAGATATGCTTCTTCCAGGAACTCTTTGAAGGTCTTCATTTGCTTATGGTTTTCTTTTATTTATTTGTCTCTCTTTCTTTTCTTAACTTTCTTCTATGTGCGGCAGAAAGCAAATCTTTATGAGAGATTGCAGTAGAATATAAATCTTTTGTTTTTCCTTCCAATTCGTGTGCTCCACCTGCTCTATGAGCAATTCCTCTTCTTCTACTACTTTCTGGTGTGTTTTCTGTTGTTACTCCCATTACATTTTTGGGATGATGACCGTGATAGATTCCACTTTCAGCATCTTTTGCCTTTCTTGCTTTCCACTCAGCATCGGTCATAGATGCTTTCAATTTTGCAGAGTAATGTGTTGGAGTAATATGATGAGCTTCAAGACCTGCTTTTTTTAATTTCCTTTTTTTAGCATCTGCTGCTGCTCTCTCTTCTGGAGAACTTAAACTTGTAATTCTTTCTGCTCTTGCTTGTCTTTCCTTAACACCACCAGACTTTGGCTTCAATCTCCACTTTGGACTTTCAGTGCTTCCTGCATTATTAGGATAATATCCAGAAGGAATCCCACCGTGATGCTTTTCTAATTCTGCACGACTTGAGAAAGTTTTTTGTGCTTCAACAATATAAGATTCTTCTACAAACTCTTTAAATGTTTTCAATTTTTTATTTCTTGCAACAACTCTACCACTATCAAGATTTCTTTCTGCTTCTCCTCTCTTCTTTGCCCATATTTGCATAAGAGCAGTTCCAGGACTTTCTATATGTCCTGTTCTTACGAAATCTTTTGGTGATTGGGCAGCAGATGCTGCCATTGTTGCTGCAAGAAAGGCATTTGCCAATTTTTCTCTTTTCTTTGCTTCGTCAAGCATTTAGATACAAAAACACTTATATCTATTTATTGTATGCAGGAGAATGAACATATGAAAGTGATTTTACAAAGAGCTCAGTAAATCGTTCCTGTTTATCTGGATGAACATATGCTGGATTTTGCGAAATTGCTTTACGCAAAACATCCATTTCGTTAAATTCTTCTTTACTTAAACTCATTGAACATTTCTCCCGTTTTATCAGCATATCCTAACATAATATCTATACATATGCAGTTTCCTTAAGAATGTCTTTAGGTTTCAATAAAGTCTTGCAACAACTTGATTTCTCGATCTAACTCAGCATCATTTTTACGTTTATGAAATTCAGACCATAAAGCATTATGTGTATCCATTAGAGAATGGCACCAAAACCCAGAGGGATAGATACCCAAAGCATCCATAAGACCACGATGAGAACAACCTTCTTGTTCTGCTTTACACATAATATAAGTAATTGCCTCTACCATATCCAGTTTATCTTCTTCGGAAAGCATGTGATACTTTCCTACTGCTCGTTCTAAACTTTCTTGATGTGATTTCTGTAGTTCTTTACAAGCATCAGAATCCCACCACTCTTGCATTGCTTTGCCAAATTCGTTAGGTTCAGTCATTATCCTCCAAACATAGTTCCAAAGAAACCAGAGTCTCCTGGTTTACGATTCTCAAGTTTATCAAGAATTGCATCAGTGCTTTGTAGAGTTTGAATGCGAGAAATCATATCCGCAATGACACTGCAAACCATTGGACGTTCTTGACGAGCAGCATATGCTAATGCATTCCTAAGAGATGCTTCTGCTTCTTTGAGAGATTCTTCAACTGATTGTGATAGTGCCATTCAACATTGCTCCATTGTAATAGGTTTTGTAACTTTGCGAATCATCCAAGTACCATCACCACTATCAATCCATTCTACCTTATCACCTTCTTTTAGGTCTGCTGCTTCCAGTAAATCATCAGGGAATGATACAAAGTATTCTGTTTCATCAGTTTCTGAAATTTTAGTTTCTTCAACAGGAAGAACCCACTTTTTTACTTTATCTTTTTTGGAATTTGCAACTTGGTATTCCAAATCACTATGTCCACAAGGTTTCATACCATCATCAGTTTCTTCCCAGAAGGAAGTCCAAGACTTTTTACATTCTGGTGATGGATCATTTCTATCACAAGACTTTTGAGATTCTTCGGGATAATAAGTTTCTTCCCATTCATCCCAACCTTGAATATGCCCCTTACCATTGCCATTTAGAAGAGCAAGAAGATCATAACAACGACCAGTATGATGCTTGAAGTAATGATACTCTTCATTTACAACACCTTTAATGGTATCATAGATTTCTTGTGGAGATACTTCAGCAGTAACCAAAGCATCTCTCACCCAGTTTTTAAGTTGTTCAAGAGAATGCTTCTTGTAGTCAAAGTCCATTAGTAAAATCCTTGATTGCTTCTTGCATAATAACCTGAATCTCTTTGGAAGTCAATCCATTTAACCACTTCCAATTTGAGTCTTGTGGATCCCAATCCATTGAAAAGGACCCATCTTCATTTTGTGATATTTTGAGACTATCTTCAGACATCACTCAAATCAGCAGTTTCCCACTCTCTTTTTTCAGTTTTACGAAGTGTTTTGAGTTCTTTGTACATTCGTTTGATTTCCTGAAATGCGTTTTCAGGAGAGAGTTTATCACTAATTTCAAGACCAGCAATCAGTGCTGCTCTATCACCAAAAGTAGCAAGTGCCTTTTCATAAGGTGTTAAATTTTCGTACATTACTTATCAAGGGTATAATTACTTAAATTGTAGGTTACTGGATGAATATTGTCAATCTTTGCTTGTAATCTGTTTTCAACCTCATACAACGAATTTGTCAATTCTATATTTTCTTTTTTTAGTTTGTTGACTTCATTTTCAAGTTGAGTTAAACGTTCATAAACATCATCCATAGGAGTATTCTGTTTAAGACCCCATTTTTTATGAAACCAATAACCCTCACTCATAATACTCCTATTTCTTTTAGGTAATTTTGATATCTTATAAACCTACCAACTCTTACTGGTCTTCCTAAACTGTTACAACACTCAATGTAACTATTAAATTCAAACCACGGTGTTGTTGGGTCTAACTGGGGGAATTGGCTCTTTTGTGTGTAGTTGTTTAATGAACTTAGAAAGTTCTGCAGTTTCGTTCCATTCCCAAATTGTTCCATCTTTTTGCGTATAAGTTCTTTTAGTCATATTTTTTTAAAGCAGACACTATTAAAATTACCACAAATCCCTCTTAAAGTCAATTTTGTATGTTGAGAATGAACTTTTACTTTTTCTACGTAATACACAGTATTTTCAAATAATATTTTTCTTGGGTCATCATTGGAACCCCAATTAATTTGTTCTTGTGTACAACCAATGTAGATTACTTTATCTCCGTGTTTAAAGTTTTCCACCCACTGTGCCCTCGTAGGAAACTCCTACATCATTTAGGCGGTTTTCTTGCTTCCACTTTAAATATTGTCTTGTTGCACTGACACAAGATTCTTTAGTTAACGATGTAATAAGTCCGTTTCCTTCCTTATCTATTGAATACCAGAGACCATATTTTTTTTCTTGAACATAAAAGCAATCATCATAAAGTTGTTCCACTTTGAACTCCATCAACTTGAATATAAATTTCTGTGCTGTCATTCCAATGACGAATTACACCAGCACATATGAATATGTTAGTTATCAAATAAGTTGCAAACAGAATTGTTCTGATAAGTGCAATCTTATCTGCTTCTTTATTGTTTTTTCCTACTTTTTCTCCCAGTGCTTTGCACCACAGTCTCCACATTTGTTCCTGGTTTAATGAATAATTGATAATCTTTTTGTTTGAAATTGCACTTAGAGATGTATTTCTCTGCGTGATTCATATTTTGAAAGTAACACTTTTTAGTGTCTTTCAATTCCTTTCCATCTTTATGTATAACAAGAATAGGAAACTGTGCGTGGGGAAAATCTGGTTTTGTTTCTTCCTTTTCTTTTTTAGGTGCCATTAGAACGTATGAGTGGGTCTCTCTATATTATAACACCCTTCACTCGTTTTTGGGGAAGGGTGAGTGACACTTAGTTAAGTGCCTTACATCATATTTCTTTTTTCTGTTTCTTGTCTTTGTTCTAACTCATTGTGAACGTGCAGTCTATGTCTCATACCAGCACGAATTTGTGCTTTAGTATAATCAGCAGAACGTTTTTTATCCGCAAGAATTTTTTTTTCTGCTTCTTCTGCTTGCTCTAAAAAACTCTGAAAAGTTTTCATCTTAAACCTTTTCTTTTATTTATTAAAAGGACCAGTAAGACATTATTTTTTTTCTTTTTCTTCAAACTCTTTCATAAGTTCCCTTGCCATCTTCATAGATCTTCTACGAATCAATAAACGAACAATTAAATTATCAGGAGAATATTGTATCCACCATTTAATTTTTTCAAAATCAAAACGAATTAGTTTCATCACATAATTAAAAGCAGTAGCAATACTATTATCTGTTACTATAAGATAGGCAACTATTGCAAATATAATGAAAGAAACGTAATAGTAATTCATTTATGCGATGAAACAATTTTTATTTTAATAATCCCAATCTTTAGGAAGAACTTCCCAAGAAATGTCCAAACTATTTAAGTATTCTAAAAGTTGTTCTTCAATTTTTGGGAGTTGATCATCTTCATCCAGATAAAACGATGCCTCACATAATGCTGGACCATATTCTGCAGGTTCATAATATGTCTGAGAATAAGTTTGCACAACGTCTTCTACAACTGCTCTTATGAAAACCAAATCATCTTCTTGTTTTATTTCATCAATAGATAAAATCATTTTCTTTTTCTGGTTTCTCTTTGAATAAATTTTTTAGCAGTTTCTAAACTATGATGAACACAGATTTGTTGCCCATTGTAAATGGAAATATATTTTCCATTTACCCAAGGAACTGCTGCCCACATTCTGTTCGGACTGACATATCCGTCAATTTCATGTTCTTGTGTCATCTTGAGTAATCGTCAAAATCTACATCTGGATGTAAAAACTCCAAGTAATCTTCAAAATCTATACCAAGATAAGTGGCAAACTCTTTTAGATCTTCTATATGATTGTTTTTAATAATCTCTTCCATTTCTTGAATCATAAGACCTCCTATCAACCATACTTAGAAATCATTTGATCCATTCTATCTTCTCTATATTCTTCCTCTTGATTATCTTCAGTTATATCTTGAAAATCTTCATAGATTGTATCCGAATCTTTTTCCAAAAAAAGTGAAGTCATAGGAATCAGTGGGGGATTAGAGGATTTGTTCTTATATAGGCAAGATGCCCTCAAAAAGGAACATCTTGCGTTTGATTTTGCTGAAATTCAGCATCAATCTTATCATACAACTCAATGAAAGTTGTTTTGGTTTCATCATCAAAACGATTCAGACAAACCTTGATTGCTTTGTCCTTCTTACCGAAGATAGAATATGCCTTGATGATATGAACAAGACGACGAGTGCTGATGACTTCATCAATACCACCATCGTTAAAGGTCTTACGAATAATCTCAGACCAAGTGCAAAGGTGTTTGACGAAATCAGTATGCTCACCAATCATAGGAATGTTAAGTGATTCTGCAACCTTTGTCAAGATTTTAGTCTCTGTTGCAAGAGTAGGATAATCCTGCTCAAAGGTAATCGGAAATCTTTCCAGGAATGCCTCATTCAGCACGTTGGTGCCGATAAAACGACCATCATCAGAACCTTTACCTTTTGTGTTTGCAGTTGCAATCACATTGAAACCTGCTTTAGGAACAACGTGCTTACCAATCTTCTTCAGAAAGACACCTTTGCCTTCCAGGACAGATTGCAGACACATAATCTTATTAGATGCCAGGTCAATCTCATCAAGCAGAAGAATTGCACCACGTTCCATTGCTTCTACCACAGGACCATTGTGCCACACAGTTTCCCCATTCACGAGTCGGAAACCACCGAGCAAATCATCAGAATCGGTCTCAATCGTGATATTAACACGAATAAGTTCTCGTTTCAGTTGAGCACAAGATTGCTCAATGCTAAAAGTTTTACCATTACCAGAGAGACCAGTGATGAACACAGGATAAAAAATCCCAGATTGAACAACTTTTTTAACATCAGTAAAGTTGCCAAAGCTGACGAAGGTATCATCTTTTTCAGGAATAAGGTTTTGCTTTACATTTTCCATAACTGCTACAGGTTCCACAGAAGGGGAGGCATAGGTTTCTTCAAGTTCATCAATTTTTTCTTGAGTAATTTCAAGATTCCACTTCCCCCTAGAAACTTTAAAGTTAGAAAGTTTCTTGGAAAGAGTTGCATAACTGGTTCCGAGTTCATCAGCAACAGCACGAACTGCTTCTGCACCAAACTCTGTGCCAAATTTTATCTTCAGCAGTTCAATTGCGGTTTCCATAATAAGTTGGTCTGTCTTGACTACCCTTACAGTATAGGACATTTTCGGTTCCCTGTCTGCCCGCAATGGACAGTTGGTCAGTTGTCCTTGAGTTCATCCGACAATAATCTTTCTCGTTCTTCAAGTGGCAATGATAACCATAGTTTTTGTTTTGCTCTTTTTTGTGCGGTAGTCCTTTTATTATGACAACTTACACATAATAATTGACACTTACTAACTTCATTCCAAAAAACTTCTCTTGTATTTCTTACAGCATTTCCCACATTATTCTCTTTCTTTGAATCATCAATATGGTCAAATTCAAGGTTTTCAGTTGCTCCACACCAAATACATTTTCCACCTAAAGATAATTTTGCTTCGTTTAAAAGTTCTTTTCTTCTTTCAATTTGTTTGGCAACTCTTATTTCTTTTGTCTTATGATAGTATTCTAAATCTCTTTTTCTTTTATTCTCTTTGAATACATCATCCTTTATTTTAGCATTATATCTTTCTCTTTCTTTACGATTCTTTTCTTCTTTTTCCATAAAGATTAAAACAGACGTTATCATTATTTATATGATAACGTCTGCACTTTATTTTCGTTCTTTTGGTTCTTTCAAATCATTATGATGATAAACTTTTTGTCTTTCATCTTGCTTCCAAAGTTTTGAGTTATTTGGAAGATTTTTTTGGTCTTTCCATCTTCTCTTATATTGCCCCCTTGTCCCAGCACGATTTCCTTCGGCATTTCGTGTCTGTTTAAACTGATGTATTTTATCTTTTGGAACTTTTTTATCTTTTTGTTCGTCGTGTGCGGTTTTTAGTTTTCCATATCTCTCATAATCTTTATCACTTAGATCCCAAGATTTTCCACCAAATGAAACTCTATTTGGATTTTCAACATTAGTAGAAATCCTCTTTGCTCTATTCTTTTCTCTTGGAGTTAGTCCAGATTGTAGTGGTCTTTTTGGATTATCCCACTCTACTTTACCCTCAACCAACTCACACTCCAATATAAACTCCCTAAAAGTTTTCATTTCTACTGATACTTTTTAGGTATTTATAAAAGGGGAGTAATAAATACTCCCCCAGGTGGTCAGGCAACAAGACCAATAAAAGAACTCAAGAGTTTTTTGTTGGTCTTTTTCTTACCCAACATCTTCACAAATGCTGTTTTGATTTGTGCTTTGGAAGCATCTTCAGGAACAGAGAACTCTTCATCTTGAGACAAAGAAGTAGAGGCAATTACATTGAATTGGTCAAACCCAGTGTTCTTGAATTGAACACAACCTTCCTTACGATATTCAGTTTTGATTTTTTCGTATTCCGAAGACTGACCACCACCATACCAACGATAACAGTTTGAAAAATCACGACTGGGAGTGATACGGAAGTTAATCACATTCACCATAGGGAATTTATCTTTGACTGTTTGAAGAAGAACTTTAGCATACAAAGGGAAGTTATCGTAATTCAAAGGTTGATAGATTCTACCAGTCTTACGATCACGAATTGAAGTCCGAGAGTGTTTGGTATGACCAATTCTGGTTGTACCATCTCCAAGTTTTCTTTCAGTTGTCACAGAATTCTGATACCCCTCACCATCAGTCAGAAAGATGACATTGACCTTCTGTAGTTTATTTTTTGCCTGGAAATCAGGAATCAAAGAGTGTAGTGCCATCAAAGATTCCCCAATAGGAGAACCAGAAAGGTCAAGATGACGAGGAACAGAACCCATTTGCTTTTGAAAGAAGTAACAAGCAACCCAAATATTTTTCAGTTGTTCTTCAAGAACACGAGTATTTGTTTTGCTGGTGAAGAAGTTCATCAAACGGAAAGAATTCTCAGGTGATAGAACATTCTCAACCCTTTCATAGACAGGAGGATGATTTGGTTGCAGTTCCGCATAAGAATGACAATCAAGAGTAAAAGCATAAACCTCAAAAGGAATATTCACCTTACGGCAGAACCAAATGAGATTTAGAAGTTGCTTGTATGCATCCAGAATGAATTCACCCATTGAACCAGACCAGTCAAGAATGAAAATAAGACCGTGATTCTTGCCATCAGGGACTACAGAAACTTTCTTAAACAAGTCTTCGTTAAACTTGTAAGTATGAAGTTTCTGCGTATCAAGAACACCAGTTCTAGCAACACTAGAACGAGCATACTGATCGGCAGATTTCTTGCACTCAAACTCCTTTACCAGATAAGAAACTTCTTTCTCTGCTGATTTCTTGTAGGTATTATATTCCTTACAAGCAATATCATAAGCATCACGAACCCAAGAACCAACACTTGCATAATGCTCTTTTGCTTTATAATGAATATAATTATTGGGAATAATCATTGTCTCAAGATTCATTTTGGGAAGTTCCACATAATGAGTTTCTTGAGCATACTTATCCACCAAATCTTTAGACTTTTCATCAAAAGAACGAGAAGTTTTGGATTTTAGTTCATCTTCAAGAGTTTTTCCGTGCTTATCACTTGGGTCTTGACCATATCCACCACCCTCTGGTGCTTCAATAGACTTAGACATTTCTTCACCGAAAGATTCACCTTCAGATTGAGATTGTCCCTGTGAGTCTTGCTCCAGTTCAGTTTTGTTCTTTCCATTAGAACTATCACCATCTTCAGATGACGACGTTTGTTGAGGAGTTTCTACTTCTTCTCCACCAGGACCAGACATTTCTTCACCACCACCAGGAGTGGGCATATTGCTGATTTTTTGACGTTTGTATTTCACAAACTCAACAATTTCTCTTGAAAGTTGCAGTACTTCATCAAAAGTTTCAGTAAGAGAAGCACGAGTCAGAAATTCATTCTCCTCATCATTGAAAGCAATGTTGTGAAATGCACCAATCTTGAAGTAGAGATTGATTCGGTCAATAAAACTCAAATCATCCAGTTTCTCATCTTTGGTGGAGAAGAAATCATCGTTGTTGAGTTCATTATAACCATTGTAGAAAGTCCGAGAAAGACCAGGATACTTTTTCTTCATCAGACGTTCAACACGAACATCTTCCAGAACATTTACAAAGTCTTTAGGAACTTCTGGGTAATCTTTTGTCCAGTCAATATTATCGGTATGCAAACTATGGCCCACTTCGTGGGCAACCAAAAGTGTATATACCGTATCACTTGCTTTGTCCCAAGTCGGCAAAGTCAATACCCTACGTTCAACATCAAACATAGCAGTTGGAACTTTTTTATGCTCAATGATAATATTTTCCATCGCAAGGCATTTAGCCAGCATTCCTTTAACTTCTAGATTTACCGACATCTGGTTTGCTTTTGAACTCCATTCATCATAGCAGAAAAAAAAGGGGTCAGAGACCCCCGTTGTTCCACCAGTTAAACCGTCCCCACCACAGGACGAGTCTTGCAACTCAAAGCTACAAAGTTGCGAAGACCTTTTCATCATACATTAACAACTTTTAAGTGTCAAGTGTTGACAAGATGTAAAAATTTAACTAAAATCACTCTGTTGGGTTTGAAGATAAATTATAACTTCAAATAATTTAAAGATAATTCTTTCCCTTTTATTTTCCACCAATAACGAACATAATTTGAAGATTCAATTTGATGATCTTTATGGGTATTCTGAATAAAATATTGATAAAATGTAGAAACAAAATTTATATTTTCATAAAATAAAGGAATTGTATATGCGTTCTCACATGCTAAAGAAAATAAACAATGTTCTATGCAAGGAATTGCATTATCATCTCCTTTGATTTTTAAATAATATTTGTCATTTTGATAAAAATAATCAATCAATTCTTTTGCATAATTCCTCCGAATCAAATAACTTCCAGCAGACCAATTCCACCATACCCTTTGATTTAATTTCATATCATCTTCTGTGATATCATCTTTAATCAAAGATAATTGAATTGCTTTCCAATTTTCGGGAAATATACTTACAAAGTCATTCCAATTAAAATCCCAATCATTTACAGAGTCAATTGTTATATCATCTTCAAAAAAGATTGCATAATCAGATTCTGAATTATAATACCACTCTGAAATTGCTTTTAAATGGGAAATTGTAGCAGCAATTGCACCAGAATCCATAGACCCAAAATGAAGACCATCAACAATATCGGGTTTATTTTTATAATCCTCCTTTCTGCCATCATATGCTTCAATCATTTTTACATTTTGAATTCCATTTAAACGAAATTGATTTTCAAATGATTGTTGTCTATCGGTAGAATCACTTAAAGAAACATAATAAACTGGGGGAAAATTTATTAATTTTTCGTTCATTATCAATCCTCCGTATCAAAGAAAAACATTTGCCATAGTCTTGCGTTTTCTTTATTAGTTCCAAAGTATTCTGAGGCAGAATGAATGCAACTTGCATCAAAGATTACAAGACGATTATAAACATTACCAAGGACATCTACTGGTTCAAATGGTGTTCTGTCTAAATGACAATCTCCTGGAGTATTAGCCCAATATTCATCCCATCCTGGGTCATAATAAGTTCTTGCTCTATTTTTCTTATCAGCATATAATGTAGTTCCACATTGATATGGAGCATTTGGTGTAAGGTAAATCATACCTCCCCACATTTGTTCATCGCAATGATAGACTAATCTTTCCCCAGACCAACAGATTTGGAATCTTCCATTCATTCCGTGTTCTTCCCACTTTGTGATTTTTTTACCCATCACAGATTCAAATGCTTCTTTTAATCCGGGAAATAAAAATTGATTAAATGTTCTTCTTCCAACAAATCCAGTAATTACACTTTCATCTCCAAATTCTTGCTCTAAAGCAAATTTACGAATCTCATCAGGATTATCATAAAAATTATCTACAATCCAAGAAGTTGATTTTTTATATTCATTAATAGAAAAACAAGATTTATCTTTTTTTTGCTTAAAAGTTAGTCGTTCTTCATATTCTTTTAGTAAAAAATTATTTGCTTCTTTTGATATGAGATCAAAATTATTTTTTTGCATAAAATCTACAATTTCTTCTTTAGAACTTGAATTTTTATACAAAGGTTTAATCTGAACTTCCAATTCTATAGTATCAACTTTATCGATCATTTTACCAAGAGATTTAATTACATTTAAATCATTTCCTTGTGTATCTATTTTGAGAAAATCTATATGTTCAATGCAATGTTCTTGCATAAAAGTATCAATCCTTTTCGTTTGAACATCAATTATTGATATGATATTATCAAACCCCGGATCAATCTCTTGACATTTTTTTGCAAATTCTCCTTCTTTATCAATTTCTAAAAATGAAGAATAACCATAATTGTCATGATACTTTAGAGATTTTACCCCATTTTCATCAGATATTGCCATCTCATAAAATTCAATTCTTGGATCATTTTTATGTTTTTCAACAAGAATATTAAATACATAAGGAGCTGGTTCAAATGCATAGATTTTATCAAACCCATCAAATTTAGAGATTGTTTCACCAACACATGCTCCAACATCAAAACCTATTTTTTTTCTTATTGTATTTGGTTCCACGACTTCTTCACTTTTGTTCTCCTTCATTTCATATACATCCAAAATTGAATTATTAAGATTTATTGTTTTTTTAGTATATTCTCTTTCCACATTATTAGAAATTCCAAAAAAAGCATTCATCTTTTCATTCACAAGATTTTTATAATCACTGTTCATCACATTCCAATATTCATCTTTAAGTAACTGAAAAAGTTTTTTACTTTCTTCCCCTCTTCCCCACCACCATGAGGCAATTGCTTTTTGGCAAATAAGTGCGTACTTTCCTTGATATTCTGGCAAATCTATTGATTCAATCTCATTTTCATAACACTTTAATCCAAAATCTGCATACAAATAACATTGATCCCATTCTTCTTTTTTCTCATAAAATAAAGAAAGTAAGTAATATGCTTCTGATCTTTCGGGTAAGTAAGATAAAGCAGCATGAATTAATAATTTTTCAGTCGCATCTCGTTTTCCTTGACTTTTATAACAAATAGAAGAACGAAGAAGTGAAGTATATGCAAAATCTTTATCATCAGTTCTTTCTGCTGTTCTAAAATAATAAACGTGTGCTGATGCGGTATGATTTTGTTTTTCATACCACTGAGCTAATTTATAATTTTTTTCTGGATTTTCTGTATCCAAACAAAAATCAATCAATTCAGTCATTTAAAAAATCCTCCAAAAAAGACTCAGAAATTTTTAAGATATATGCAGCATTATCTGATGCACCAAAAGTAATTAAATAACTATCTTTATATTTTGCCAACCCGCAACAAAACTCAATCTTCATATTTAAAAATGAAAATAATTTAGAAAATTTTTGCTCAGTGAAATCGTGGTTCCAATAAACAAATCTATGTCTATATGTCCCATTTTTTCTTCCTTGAACTGAATTATATAAATCGGTTTCGTGTATAATGGTTAAATAACCATCTTTATATTTAATAACTTGAGAACCACCTCTCATGTCATTAAATCCAGGAATATAAGAAGTTGTTTCATAAACTGAAGATTCACCACCATTTGAATCAAATTTCAGGATACAAGTTGGATTAGTCCACTTAATTAAATGAAATGGTTTTCCTTCTATTGGAGTGCAATTTTTCATACAATATTCATCATCTGGTGGTGGTCCGGGAATTCTATATCTTGAAATTTCTTTTACTGTGTATTCATCAAATTCAAGTTCACATAATTCCATTCTTCCAACACCATTGGGTGTTGTATCTCTTCTAACACCACACAAATAAATTTTATCTTCCCAATTTACCAAACGACCATCTTCAAGACCTACAAATTCCCAAAGTTCTTGATCTGGAAATTTTGAAGTGTCTATTTTTGAATAGTGTGTTATATTTAAATCTTCATCTAACTCTGCAATATAATTCCAGGTTCTAAGATGCATATCATCTTCTGGGTGAACATATGTTAGTGGTCCCCAAATATGTTCAAACCGATCTAATTCTGAATGATATAAAGTATAGTTTACGTTTCTAATATTAAGTAATATTTTATCACCTAAGATCAAAACGGATGGATTGTTTAGAGAAGGTCCAGTGAGATCTTGGGAGTCAATAAGTAATGGTTTTATAACTCCACCACTTTCCAATGCAAGTTTAACAAAATTATTCATAAACTATCAAAATAAATATGAAATATATGACTATTTAACATAGATAAAATGAGTGATTTTTTAAGAAAGGGTTGGTATTATATACCAGATATAATTACAAAAGAAGAAGCATTGCAAGTCAAATATAAAAATTTACTTGGTGCTATAAATGATTTAGGTGGGTTAAAAACTCACTTTGACCCAGAACGAGGAAATGTATTAACTTGTTATGCTCCACCTGCCTGTGCCTTTGTGATGAAAAGAATTCAACCAACATTAGAACACTTAGTTGGTGAAGAACTTATACCATCATACTGGTTTTCTACAACATATCACAATAAAGGATGGATGAATTGCCATACAGATCGTCCTTCTTGTGAAATATCAGTCACAATGAATATCTGTGGTGATGCTGCTTGGCCAATTAAACTTAAAGATTTAGAAGGCAACAACCAATCAGTTATAACTCCTGTTGGTTGTGGTCTTGCCTATCTTGGAATGACCGTTCCTCATTGGAGAAGTCCTATGAGAACTCACAAGAATGATCGTTTTATGCAACTCTTTCTACACTTTGTGCGAAAAAATGGTCCTTGTGCCGAATATGCTTATGATAAAAACAAAAAATGCTATGAGTTACTTAATGGATCTTGAATCATAAAAATAGATCTAACCTCATCAAATCTATTATAAAGTTCTTGAGTTTCTGTATGATTTTGAAGTTCAGTTGGAAGAGTTGGAAACCCTGTTGGGAATGTGCTTGAGTTTGGCAAATCTCTTAAAGTTTGTCTCCAAGTTTTAAATTCTGCTGAAAGGGTTTCTTGCTCTAAGGATTTAATTGCCATCCAATCAGTAATTTCAAGTATTTTATCACGAATTTCTCTTAAAATGTCATATCTTTTTTCTTGCTGACGATTATCAAATTCTTCAATTTCAATATCCCATTCCTGTTGAGTGATAACCTTAAGACCCTCACCTTCAGTTTCCTGAATAATGTATGATTCTTGGTAGACAACATCATAAACAGTTTCTGTTCTTGTTTCTTCGGTTGATTCTAAACCAGGACGATTAGGAACTTCAACTTGTTTTTCTATAGAACTAACTACTGTAATATTTGTATTGTTTTGATATTCAGTTAGTTGCTCTTGAGAAACTGTAACCTCATATTCAAAATACTCAGGAGCAGTGGATAAACAATACTGAATATTGTCTTCAGTAAATAAATTATACTTAACCTCCAACCCCCTAATATTGGGCATCATTAATCCATAAGGTGTGTCGGTTGCCCATCCACCAGTATCACGATTAATCCAATAGTGCTTCAGAAGTTGAGACATCTTTAATAAACCTCTATATTGTATTTATCGGCAATTTCTTTATCCATCTCATCTTTTGTTTTAAATCCTTTGACTCTCATCCACGTTACAAGAGTATAACGATTTCCAGAAGTTACTGGTTCTACCATATGTGTATACCACCTTGAGGATGGAAAGCAAACAAGAAGACCTGGTTCTGGTTTAATTTTAATTCTCAAATCTGGAAAAGAAAAATATCCACCTTCAAAGTCATCATTTAAAAAAAGAACAGTAGATACATCACGGTCTATTGTCTTCTTCCAAATTTGTGTTCCGTCTGGATTTGTCCATAAACCTTCGGCATCATTGTGAGGTTTATAGTGTCCTCCTGGTTCATAACAGAGCAGTTGTGGTTCTTCACTATCTCTGACTTCAAATCCATAAAAAGGATTGATTACATTTTTTACCACATTATCAAGCAACTCTTTAACTTGTGGAAAAACTGGAAGTAAATCAGCACACTTTACATTTCTTGCCGATAAGTCAATTTTTGATTGTCTTTCTCTGGTCTTATCACTATTTTCAGCATCAAAAACGGCCATTTGTTCTTTATGAGATTTTCTCATATGATCCGTTAAAAACTTCAACCCTTCTGGTGTAACGACTTTGGGTTGAATCAAAACATTCGCAAGAATATCATTCATAGTAGAATACTGTAGATGTTTTTATTTAGTTTCAAATAAAAAGATATATATTAAAAATCAAAAAATTTTTAAACTTTATTATATAATAATGAAATACAAAAGAGAATGTGGTGAATGTACTGGTTGCTGCGAAGGGTGGTTGTCTGTTCAAGTTCATGAACATTATGCTCAACCAGGAAGACCATGCCACTTTAAATGCGAATCTGGTTGTTCCATTTATGAAAATCGTCCAAATGTATGTAAAATTTATAAGTGCGAATGGTTAAGTAATCTTGATATTCCAGAATGGATGAAACCAAACATTTCAGGAGTTATTATTACAAAACGAAAATGGTCTGGTGGAGATTATCTAGAAGTTCTTGAAACTAATCGAAAGATTGATTCTGAAGTTCTTAATTGGTTTTTTATTCATCATCTTACGACAAATACTCCTTTGAGAATTCAAGTTTCAAAGGGTTGGAATAATTATGGACCTTTAGAGTTTCGTCAAGAAATGATGGGGAAAAATATTCTCTACAATAATTCAATTTGAGTTTGAGACTGCTGCTAAATTGTATCTTGCCGTTGATAAATTTTTTGGTGCAAGACTCACAAGTTCACTTGAAAAATCAAGTCTTTGTACTGTTGAAAAGATATAAGGAGCACCCATAGGAAAATCAATAAAATATCCACCACCAAAATACCCATAAAAACTACTTGAAGTTGCCGAAAGACCGTGAAATGAAAATAATAAATTTTTTCCAGGACTACTTATAGTATCGTTTGAAAAATCAAGACGTTCGATAATGTCTGAAGAAGAAGAAAAACCATAACCACCACCAAAATAACTATAAGAATTATTTGAAGTTGTTGCTAAAGAATGTCTCCCCACCGGTAAAGGTTGGTATCCTATTGATACAATTTCGTTGGAGAAATCCATACGTTCAATAGTCCCATCGTTATAGGCACCACCACTAAAATAGCCATAAAAATTACTTGAAGTTGCTGCTAACTGAAATCTTGCCGTAGATAAATTTTTTCCTGGTGTTGATGTAGTTTCATTAGAAAACTCCAGACGGTTTATGGTACTAATGGCAGATCCTGTTGCCAGTTGACCACCACCAAAATATCCATAACTATAACTGGACAGTGATGCTAAATAACGTTTTTCTTCACTTAAATTTTTTCCTGGTGACAATATGGTTTCATTGGAGAAATCTATACGATCAATGGTGCTAAAATAAGATTTTGCTGAAGTACTGCCACCACCAAAGTAACCATAAAAATTACTTGAAACTGCCGATAGACTAAATCTTGCTTGAGGTAAATTTTTTCCTGGTATTGATGTAGTTTCTGTTGAAAAATCTATTCTTTCAATGGTAGAAACTTCAGTTGGGGTGGAACCCCCACCAAAATATCCATAAGTCTTTGAACCACGATTTATTGATTGACCTCCTGAGAGTGCTGCTAATCTACCTATTGCTGTGGGTAAATTTTTTTCTGGATTACTTATGGTCTCATTTGAGAAATCAAGTCTTGATATTGTGCAATAATGAGTTGGCAGTGGAGTAAAATAACCACCACCATAATACCCATAAAAACTACTTGAGGTTGCTGCCAAATCCCTTCTTGCTGTTGGTAAATTATTTCCTGGATTACTTACGGTTTCATTAGAAAAATCAAGTCTTGATATTGTATTGATATAAGGAGGTGTAAAACCACCACCAAAGTATCCATAAGAACTACTTGAGGTTGCTGCTAGACCATATCTTGCGGTTGGTAAGTTTTTTCCTGGATTACTTACTGTTTCATTTGAAAAATCAAGTCTTGATATTGTGCAATAATAAGTTGCGACTGGAAATGAATAACCACCACCAAAATATCCATAAGAATTACTTAAAGTTGCTGCCAAATCCCTTCTTGCTGTTGGTAAATTATTTCCTGGATTACTTACGGTTTCACTAGAAAAATCAAGTCTTGAGATTGTGTTAATGTAAGGTGGGGAAAAACCACCACCAAAGTATCCATAAGAACTACTTGAAGTTGCTACTAAATACGATCTTACTGATGGTAAGTTTTTTCCTGGATCACTTACGGTTTCATTAGAGAAATCAAGTCTTGATATTGTGACGATAAAAGGTGGTTGAACCCCACCACCAAAGTAACCATAAGAACTACTTGAGGTTGCTGCTAGACCATATCTTGCGGTTGGTAAGTTTTTTCCTGGATTACTTACTGTTTCATTTGAAAAATCAAGTCTTGATATTGCACTAAAAATTCCAGGAACAGCACCTGAAACAAAACCACCACCAAAATAACCATAAGTCGCACTTTCAGGCCAACTCGCAAAGTTTTTATTTTCTACATTTAAAACTTGTTTATCATAAACAGAACTTAATCCAAAAACATCCCCTATAAAAACTTGAGGCATTTGAAAATTACTCTATCTTAAGGTCTGGATTGAATAACGATTGAGGAATTTGCTTTTGCTCTTGTTCTTCAATACCACGAAGAAGTTGTTGATCCATACCAGTAATCTCTTCAATACCAGCAGCAACTGCTTGCTGAAGACTATTCAGGAAATCCATAGGATTATTAGGATCACCAAACGTTCCTTTGGTACGATTAACATCATCTGTAAGAACCGTAGGAGCACTTGCTCTTCTCATTGAACGAATATTACCAGCATTGACACCAGTTCTTGCGGCAAGCAAATCATCAAGTGATTGATTCGCAAGTCTACGTTCCCAATAGTTTGGTTGGTCCTCATTATATTGTTCTCTGGTAATTAACTTACCACCATTCAGTTCAATCAAACGATTAATGAGTTTATCAAAACACTCAAGTTCTTCTACACATGCTTTGAATCCACGATTCAAACCTTCAAGCATACGATGAAAATGAAACTCATCAATATCATACCAAGATAATTCTTCACCACCTTGTCTTGTTTTCCACCAAATTGGTTGTGTCTTATCTTTTCCGTCCCACTTATAGTGAAATTCTCTTGCTGCTCTTTTTGCATCAATGACTTGTTGTAGAAGACCTTCTGCTACACTTCTACGATTAACAAGTGCTGCCTTAAATGCTGATGGGATTGTAAAATTATCGTGAATGATAAACTTTTCAATCTGGAAATCTGAACGACCTTGTGCGAGTTCTGTTTCACTTTGTTCCCAACGAGTTGCCTCTTGAAGAACTTTGAGCATAAACTCATTATCATCACCTAAAACTTCTTTAGATGTTGCAAGTGCAATTGATTCATAATTGTTAGACATACTTATCCAATTTAACTAATAGTGTTGTTTGTATTTATCAAGAAAATCTCTGCGTTACTGCAAGAGACAATCTTCTATCAGCAACTTCCTTACCCCACTTTTTACAGAAGTGTAAGTATAACTGCTCTGTTCTTTTGTCCTTTTCTTCTTTTGTTTCGTGCTCTAAAGTTCTATGAGAAAAATGAAGAAGATAAGAATTTGAATTAAACTTTGTTTCAAATCCAAGTTGTTCTGCTCTTAATCCATAATCAATATCTTCACCACCACCTTTTCCAAACTCTTCATCCAATAAACCAACCTTTGAACTGACTTCATAAGGAACATAAAAACAATAGAATGCTTTGATTAGATTTGGTGCTACATTCTGCGATTGAGATATAATTTGAGAAGCAATTTGATTTAATAATTCTTCTTTCCCAATAAATTCTTCAAGTTCCATTTCACTCCTTATCCAATCACCTTGTAAATGTTGATTACATAAAGGAATAGAAACTGAATTTAAGTCTCCTAAATTTTGATTCCAGTTTTTTGTAAAGATAATATCATTATTCAGTCCAACAAAATCAGCACCATCCATAATTGCTTGCTTGAGAATAAAGTTCATATTCTCGGCAAATGATTTTGATGAGGCATTTGAAATCACTGTAACATTATCATAATGCTTTGAAAAGGTTTTATCATTATCAATTAAAAAAAACTTATCTTGCTTTCCGAAAATACTGTTTCTAAAAAATGTATCTAAAGCATAATGAGTATATTTTTCAGAAGACTGCATTGTCGTCATACAATAATATCTTGGTCTTTGTTGTTCTTCTTTTGAAAGACCCAGTATCAAATTTTCCCAAACAACTGCAATCCTTTTCCAATCATAAGTTTCTTTTGTAATTTGAGAAAGTTCTTTTGTCGCAGCATAAAATGTTTGAGGTTCTTTATCAAAGAAATCAAAACACCTTGAAAGTTCTTGTGCAAACTCATTGATAAACTTTGGAGATGGTTCCCAACCAACTTGTGTATTTTTTCCAGTCATTGGAATATACTTACCACGATTGAATGAGACCTCTCTCAGTGCCCCTATATCACTCGTGATGGGGTAGCAACCACAAACCATTGCTTCTGCCATAGACACGCAGAAGGTCTCTTCCCAAACATTAGGATGAACGAAGAATGCAGCATCTTGTATGTGAGGTAAAAGTTGTTCTCGGTCAATACAAGGGGAATACTCTACTCCAGGAAGAGATTTTAGTTCTTCAATTGCTTCTAAGTGTTCTGGAATTTTAAAGTGTTGTTCGTATTGTTCTCCATAAAGATTATGAGAAGAAAAGACTTTTAACTTTGCATCTGGATGATTTTTAATGACTTGTTTCCAGATTTTTGGAAGTGGTGCAATGCCCTTATGAGGACCAGAAAAGTAAATTGCCGTCTTGGATTTTGGTGATTTGAGATGAAAAATATCCGCAACACCATTTGGAATGACTACAATCTTTTCTGCTGGTGCTCGGTTGTATTTGATATATTGCTCTGCTTCCCAGTTTGATACACAGACAATCAAGTCAATCTGCGATACAAGTTCTGGAAGTCTTAAAAGTTGTGGTTGGTCGCAATTATCGTGTGCCCAGAGTATTTTATATTGTTTATTTGATTGTGCTAAGACTTCTATACTTCTTGAAACTTCAACATTATTTGGAAATGAATAATATTGATTGAGATAATAAAAAGAACTTTCAGTTGCTCCAGATTTCATATCAAAATGATGTAGGTATTTTATTTAGTTTGAGTTTGAGACTGCTGCTAAACCAATTTTTGGTTGTGTTAATTTAGAAGTTGGAATGGATATTGTTTCTGCTGAAAAATCTAAACGATTTATATTACAAACTGCAGTTGGAGTACTTCCACCAGCAATATAACCATAAAAAGAACTAGAAGATCCTGCGGCATTAAATGTTGTTGTAGGAAGAGTTGCAAGAATAGTTGATGTAGTTTCATTTGAAAACTCTAATCTACGTGTTTGATTTGTTGCGGGAGCACCACCAGCAAAATATCCATATCCAGATGTTGAAACTGTAGCACTACTCTCCTTTGCATACGGTAATTGTGGTGTAAGTAGTGTATTAGTTTCTGTGGAAAAATCTAAACGATCTATAGAACAATAAACTCCAACAGGACTAAATCCATCAGAAAAATAACAAAAAGAACTACTTGAAACTGCAAACAAATTATATCTTTGTGCAGATAATACTGTAGGAAGTAATTGTGTAGTTTCATTAAAAAAATCTATACGAGTAATTGTAGAATGTCTCTGACCTCCCGGAGAGTATCCACCACCAAAATAACCATAGGAACTACTTGAGGTTGCTGCTAAATTGGATCTTAATGGTGAAAATGGATATACTGGAACTGAAATGCTATCGTTAGAAAAATCTAAACGATCTATTCTAGATTGATTTGCAGGAAAACGACTCGCAAAATATCCATAATAATTATTAGAGACTCCTGCAAAAAATGCTCTTGTTGTAGATAGTTGAGGAATTGGGGTGGATATTGTTTCTGAAGCAAAATCTAAACGATTTATAACACAAACTGCAGTTGGAGCATAACCCCCACCAAAGTATCCATAAGTCTTAGAACCACGATAGATTGATTGACCTGCAGAAATTGATGCCATTGAAGAACGCTCAGTTAGAAAAGTACTTGAAATATTACTAAGTATTTCAGTAGTAAAATCAATACGAGTTATAGTACTCATCCTTCCTGAAGCACTGGGTGGGCTAACAAATCCACCACCGAAGTAACCAGCACTACTTGCCGAAACTCCTGCATTCGCATATCTTGAAAAATCAGGACCAGGAAATATACCAAGATAGAAATTTTTTCCTGGATCACTTACAGTTTCAGTTGAAAATTCAAGTCTTGATATTGTACTTGAATAATATGGAGGTGTTGGAATAAATCCTCCACCAAAATAACCATAGGAAATATTTGAGACTGCTCCAGAAAGAGATCTATTTGTTGGTAAATATCTTGACGATGGTTCACTTAAAGTTTCACTGGTAAAATCAAGACGACTAATTACACATCCAGATCCACCGAAATACCCATAAGTTTGATTATAAACTCCAGCAGTACCAGTTCTGGTTGTGGAAAAATTTTTTCCAGGAAGACTTATAGTTTCATTTGTAAAATCAAGTCTTGAAATTGTACTAAGGACAGAAGAAGAACCCAAATAAAAACTTCTATATCCACCACCAAAATAACCATAAGAATTATTTGGGTTTGATACTGCTCCAGCATTTTGTAGTTGTACTGGCAAATTTCTTCCTGGATTGCTAAAGGTCTCATTGGATAATTCAAATCTTTGAACAGAAGAAATTTGCATTATTTGCCCAGGTCCATAAGATGGACCTGGAGCAGCACCACCACCAAAATAACCATAAAAATTATTTGCAACTGCTGCAGCAGTTGCAGTTGCTATTGGAAAACCGCCAGATGAGTTGCTTATACTTTCAGAAAAAAAATCTAGTCTTGCGATGGTATTAAAATAACCGAGAGCATTTGCTCCACCTCCATAATACCCATAAGTCGCACTTTCAGGCCAGTATTTAAAAGTGCTCTCCGATATATTTTTAACTTGAAGTTCTTTTGCTTCTTTTAAGGAAAATACTGGCATTATAAACCAAAAATAGAATATCTTTGAGTTCCCTTTTTCCAGAACTCCATATGATTATATTTATTGATTACATAGTCACTTAAGAACTTTGAGTTATCACGATGTATTTTTTCTACTTTGCTTCTTACAGTATGCATATTTTCTAACTTATAAACCTCATCGTTCTCATCAAACTTTGGTTTTATATTCTCAAAGGTATGAGTAAATTTTGGGAGTTGTAAGAAATCATAAATTCGGTTTAGTTCTTGTTGTGGATTTTGAACTAAATCATCATACTCAACTAATAACAAATACTTATCATTACCTTTACGAAATGCTTCAGCAAGTGCGTGATAAGATTGTCCGATAATACCTTGGGGGGACATTAGATAGTCGGCACGATTGTCATTACTAATTTCCAAGTTGTTTGCTATAAGACCTTCATCAATGAATGAAGTTGTTTTGGAATGATAAATGAGATTTAAAAATGAAGATATAATATCAAGAATATTTCTTACAGGACAAATAATCTTTGGTTCTGGAGTAATATAATCTTGAATATGTTGTATTTGATTCACCCAACCTCTTGACTTATCTACAATAATATTCTGTGGAGTATCAAAATAATAGTTGGGAGCAATAGAAGACAAGACCTTATGAGCACACTCTGGTTTTGGATGTGCTTTGTATTGTTCTGATTGATATAAAAGATACTCTTCCGTATAATGTATTGTATCCAGAAGTGGTGAGTTTGTAGATGCGTGTATCTCTGGGTTTTGATTGAGTAGTGCTGTTAATAAAGTTGAACCTGAACGTGGAAGTCCAGACATAAAATAAAAAGTTTTCATAGATTAAATTCCGTTTGTAACTGCTGCCGAGGATGCAAGACCTAAAGGTGTTGAGGTATAGGGAGCAAAAGTTTCACTTGAAAAATCAAAACGATGAATTTGAGTTACATTTACAGATCCGTAGGTAAATCCAAAAAATTGAGAACTAATAGATGTAGAAGCTGGAAAAGCAGTAGGCATATTTGTTCTACTACTTATAGTTTCATTTGAAAAATCAAGTCTTTCTATTCTACAGTGACTTGTTGGTGTTGGTGGGACTGGATTTGGTCCAGTGCCACCACAAAAATAACCATAAGATTGATTATGGAATGAAAACATACTATGTCTTGGAAGTGGAAGATTTACGGGTACAGTAACACTTTCATTTGAAAAATCAAGTCTGGCAATGTGAGAAAATACTTGTGATTGAGTAGGAACAGGTAAATTTACTGGAGTTATTCCTCCAGCAAAATAACCATATGAGTTAGTTTTTACACCAGAAGTTCCCACAGATCTCATTGGCAGATTTATTCCCGGATCACTCACAGTTTCACTGGAATATTCAATTCGAGTTACTGTAGTTAAATATGATGGTCCTGGACTTGGAAATGTAAATGTTTCACCTGTTGCAAAATATCCACGATTATAATTTTGGGGTGCAGAAACACCAGTGTGATTATATCTTGTAACAAATAAATCTTTACCAGGATCATTCCAAGTATCATTTGAAAAATCAAGTCTTGAAACTCTATTTGAAACTCCAGGAACACCTCCTGGTTGGAAACCACCACTAAAGTATCCAAAATAATTAGTTGAAAATCCAAAATGTCGAGATCTTCCCGTTCCAGCTGGAGAAGGACCTAATGCTGGTAGTGTATTACCTGGGGGTAATGGGGTAACAGTAGTAGTTGAAAGATCGTGCTTATTGACAGCAAGACTTACTGTACCAACTGCAGGAGGGTTAGCACCACCAGTAATATATCCATAAGTCTTAAACCCACGATCAATTGATTGACCTCCTGAGGTTGCTGCTAATTGACCTCTTGCTATTGGTAAGTTTTTTCCTGGATCACTTACTGTTTCATTTGAAAAATCAAGTCTTGTAATTGTACTATTACTTACACCACCACCAAAATAACCATAAGAACTACTTGAGGTTGCTGCTAACTCACTTCTTGTTGTTGGTAAGTTTTTTCCTGGATCACTTACGATTTCATTAAAGAAATCAAGTCTTGATATTGTACTAATTTCACTAGTAGGATTAAAACCACCACCAAAATAACCATAAGAACTACTTGAGGTTGCTGCTAATGCTCCTCTTGCTGTTGGTAAGTTTTTTCCTGGATTACTTGTAGTTTCATTAGAGAAATCAAGTCTTGTGATTGTACTAATACGAGCATTTAATGGTGGAGTGAAACCACCACCAAAATAACCATAAGAACTACTTGAGATTGTTGCTAATTGAGTTATTACTGTTGGTAAGTTTTTTCCCGGATCACTTACGGTTTCATTAGAGAAATCAAGTCTTGTGATTGTACTAATATAATTAGCGGTACCGGGAGTGGACAGACCTCCACCAAAGTACCCATAAGAACTACTTGAGGTTGCTGCTAAAAATCCTCTTGCTGTTGGTAAGTTTTTTCCTGGATTACTTACGGTTTCATTAGAGAAATCAAGTCTTGTAATTGTAATAACATATAAAGGAGGAGTATAACCACCACCAAAGTAACCATAAGAACTACTTGAGGTTGCAGATAATTTACTTCTTGCTGATAGTAAGTTTTTTCCTGGATTACTTACTGTTTCATTTGAAAAATCAAGTCTTGTAATTGTACTATTACTTACACCACCACCATAATACCCATAAGTCGCACTTTCAGGCCAACTCGCAAAGTTACGATTATCTACATTTTGATATTGCTTAATATAAACCTTACGAAGACTGAAGACCCCAGTTGCCATTTAATTATCCTTCTTGATAAACGTGAGAACCAACGTGTGCTAATCTAATATTAGTATTTAACCAAGCATCATATCCAACACTTCGTGCTCTTTCAAAGAATGAAAAATCTTCTGGTAAATATCTCATTTCTTTCTTGAGTTCCAAAAAGTAATGATAAGAATTATGATATTCTTTTTCTGTTGGTGGTGTTGAACTATTATCTGTTGGTGGGTAATACTTCAACTCTTCTCCATATCTTCTTGCAATATCTTCAAATACTTTTCTTTTAATTAGAGAAAATCCAAATCCAATATTCTCAATCTTTACAAGTTCACCTTCAACAACTTCTGGTTTTGTAATATTATAATTGTATCTTAATGGAATACCTTTCATAGGATAAGCACCACATACAATATCTTTATCTTGTTTTAAAAGATTGAAAACATCTTCTGGTGTAAATCCAATATCGGCATCAATAAACAGAATTCTTTCATATTCTGTATTGTTCATAAAGAAATTAACAATTCTTGAACGTGCTTGAGTAATCAAACTATCATTAGCTGTCGTCAATAATCCGTGATCTAATCCAGCAGTTCTTAATTCCTTTCCAAGATTAAATAGACCCTTTGCCGTTTTATCACTTACTAATCCACCATAACAAGGCATCGCAATCAAGATAGACATAATTTCTCCAATTTTAATTAATTATACGATTAATTTGGCAGCAACGCAAGCAGATATTGAATTGATTGTAGATCCAACAGCAACAATCGTATCATTTGTAGCAAGATATTTTGGTTTATCAAGTATTTCAACGACACTATTTTTAGGTATAGTCATATTATATGTCAAATATCCAAGTCTTACACCAGTGGATACAACGGAACCTGCTGTTCCTCCACGATAAATGGAGACTGAAGCATCAACATCAATATTCAAATTATAATTACAAAGACGAATTGATTGAACAACTGAGGGATAGGTTGTTGAACGATAAACTTCTGCACCAGTTGTACTTGCTACGGTTGAACCAACACCAACAAAGTTTGTATCAGTTTTTGTAGAATAAACGGTAAATACATCCAGACCACCATCAATTCCAGTTGCCGTTGCTCCAACTCCAGAAAATGCTTGGAATCTTAAATGATCATTCGGTGAGGCAATCATTGGTTGATTAATAAGTTCCACAGAACCTTGATAAGGAACTATAAGTCTCTGTGTAATCGGAACTGCTCTCCAAGTAGTTCCAGAAACATAAAAATCTTGTCTTGCAGTTAAATATAATTCATTTGAATATGTATTAGTGACGTGAATTGATTCAATCACATATTCTCTGCTTGCTGTTGATGGAAATGAAAGTCCAATTCCGAAAGAAGTTCCCGCAACTCCAGGACCAACAAAAATATCATTATTTGTGGTTGTGTTTGTTCCTAAACCAGAAATGGCAGAAATATAAACAGAAGTTGTGATTCCAGTATCAAATGTTCCAGAACCACCACCTCCACCAGATCCTGAAGATCCTTGAGCACCTTGTTCCCCCATTGGACCAAATCCAACTGAAGAAATAGTACAAGTACCTTGGAAATAAGATCTAAAATATAAAGGAACTCCAATTGTTCTTGATACTGTTCTTCTTATAGTTCCATCAGTCCAGTATCTAATATTATTGCCATCATATGTAATACTAAAAATAGTTGCTGAACTTATAGAAGAAAATGAAGTAATTTGCGTTCCAGATTCATAAATGGATGCAGTACTAGTACTATTATCATAATGCCAAGCATAATCTAAATAAGAAGTTCCAGAAAGAGTACTATTAGTTGTGCTTAAACCAACATAAGTATTTCCTCCACTGAAATATTTAAATGTAGTATATACACCTCTAGTATATCCTTCGGAAGAATATATGCCACCACTAAGTCCAGCATCAGAAAATGAACTTCCACTTAAAATATTAGCAAATCCAGTAGTTGGATATACATTTGCAGTCCATTGTCCAGACCCAGAAATACCTTGAGTGCCTTGAGAACCTGTAGTTCCTTGGGAACCTGTAGTTCCTTGGGAACCTGTAGTTCCTTGGGAACCTGTAGTTCCTTGGGAACCTGTAGTTCCTTGGGAACCTGTAGTTCCTTGAGTTCCTTGAGTACCTTGGGAACCTGTAGTTCCTTGAGTACCTTGAGTGCCTTGAGTGCCTTGAGTGCCTTGAGTGCCTTGAGTGCCTTGAAGACCTTGAAGACCTTGAGTTCCCTGTGTTCCTTGAGTACCTTGAGTACCTTGAGTACCTTGGGAACCTTGGGAACCTGTAGTTCCTTGAGTACCTTGAGTACCTTGAGTACCTTGAGTACCTTGAGTACCTTGAAGACCTTGAAGACCTTGAAGACCTTGAGTTCCCTGTGTTCCTTGAGTGCCTTGAGTTCCTTGTCTTCCCTGAGTACCTTGAGTTCCTTGAGTTCCTTGAGTTCCTTGAGTACCTTGAAGACCTTGAGTGCCTTGAGTACCTTGAGTTCCCTGAGTACCTTGTGTACCTTGAAGACCTTGAGTTCCCTGTGTTCCTTGAGTGCCTTGTGTGCCTTGAGTTCCTTGTCTTCCCTGAGTACCTTGAGTTCCTTGAGATCCTTGAGTTCCCTGAAGACCTTGAAGACCTTGAGTACCTTGTGTGCCTTGTGTTCCTTGTGTTCCTTGTGTTCCTTGAGTACCTTGAGTACCTTGAGTACCTTGAGTTCCTTGAAGACCTTGAAGACCTTGAGTACCTTGTGTGCCTTGAGTTCCCTGAGTACCTTGAGTACCTTGAATTCCTGCAGCATAAGGAGCAGTCCAACTTACTCCAGTTCCAGTTGAAACTAAAATAGAACCAGCGACACCTACAGTATTGTAAAAATCATATAGTCCACTTCTTAATCTTATATTTCCATTAACATCTAATTTTTGTGTTGGATTTGTTTCACCAACACCAATATTTCCACCATAAGGTGCCAATTCAATTGTTCCACTCGCATCTACATCAATAGAAGGAATTCCGGAAACATCATTAACAGAAAAAATAGAACCAGAAGTAAGATTATTTGTAATACTGAATAACTGTCCAGCAGAAGCTTCAAAAGATAAAGTTCCAGAATTTAAAGTGTCATAATGAACAACATCAATAATTGTTCCAATACCTAAAGTACCAACACCTGATACTGGGGTAACATAAGTTAAACTATTAGAACCTGTTGGATTGTTAGAAGCATCTTTATAGACAATTTGATTTTCAGAACCAGCAACAGGTCCAGTAATTCCTTGAGTACCTTGAGTACCTTGAGTTCCTTGAGTTCCCTGAAGACCTTGAAGACCTTGTGTGCCTTGAGTTCCTTGAGTTCCTTGAGTTCCCTGAAGACCTTGAAGACCTTGAAGACCTTGTGTGCCTTGAGTTCCTTGTCTTCCTTGAGTTCCTTGAGTTCCTTGTCTTCCCTGAGTACCTTGAGTTCCTTGAGTTCCCTGAAGACCTTGAGTACCTTGAGTTCCCTGAGTACCTTGAGTACCTTGAGTACCTTGAGAACCTTGAGAACCTGTAGTTCCTTGAGTTCCCTGAATTCCTTGGATACCAGCAGCAAATGGAGCAGTCCAAGAAACACCAGCACCAGTTGAAACAAGAATTGAACCAGCAGCACCTACATTACTATAGATGTCCTTTAATGTGGAATTTAATTTAATAGGACTTTCAAAATTAAAGTTTCCACTACCATCAATTTGTGCTCTTACTGCTGCATTACTAACATCAACAAAACGAAGATTTGGTGTTGAAGTATTACCATAAACATCAATATACCAAGCAGTTAGATTATCACTTGCTCTACTAAAACTTACCTGACCACCTTCTTCATTAGTATCAACTCTACCTGCTCTTATTTCACCACCAACAACATCAAGTTTAACTCCTGCTGATGAAGTTGTAGTTCCAATCAATACAGGTCCATTTGTAAATGTAGATACTCCAGATACAACTAAAGAATTGAATGTTGGTGTATCAGAAACCGTAACTGTTGCAATCGTACCACCACTTACTGATGTTGCAATAATATTATTTCCTTTGAAGTCAAGATTTGTGACACTACCCGCAGTTCCAACAACTGAACCTTCGTCACGAACAGTAAAACCACTTAATGTTCCAGCACCAGCAGAAGTTACTGGTTGCCAACTCCAATTTCCTGTACCATCTGCAATTGGAACATAAGAAGCAGTACCAAAATCAGTACCATTTGGAGATAATTGATTAACATCAAGTTTATTGATAGTTGCAATTCCAGATATGTCAAGATTTGGAGAAGATATTTTACTATCAGTAACTTGCATTCCTCCTGCAGCAAGTCTTACACCAAATGGGACTTGAGTTGATCCAATACCAACACCATAATTGATTAACCAAGCATCAGTGCCAAGTCCAGAAAATGCTCCAGACTTAAACCACATAATTTTCTTATATGTTGAAGGTGCTGTCTCAATTCCACTAATAAACAGATTTACTAATGGATTACCTTCAGTAGAAGCAACAGCAATACCACCGTGATTTGCTGTTATATCTGTAGAAACATCTTGACCTAAAGCATTGGTTGTGAAACCAAGAATAATATCAGCATCGAGAACTCTTAAATCTTGAGCAGTAATAATTGTTGTTGTTCCACCAATACTTAAATTATTAGTGATGCTAACATTATAAGCACTCAGAGTCGTTCCATCAAAAGTTAAGTTCGCAGAACCAGTTGGATTATTAGAACCATCTTTAAAAACAACTTGATTTGCCGAACCTGCTACTGGTCCAGTAAGTCCTTGAGTTCCTTGAGTACCTTGTGTACCTTGAAGACCTTGAGTACCTTGTGTGCCTTGTGTTCCTTGTCTTCCCTGAGTACCTTGAGTTCCCTGAAGACCTTGAAGACCTTGAGTACCTTGAGTACCTTGAGTACCTTGAGTACCTTGTGTTCCTTGAGTTCCCTGAGTACCTTGTGTTCCTTGAGTACCTTGAGTTCCCTGAAGACCTTGAAGACCTTGAGTACCTTGAGTTCCCTGAAGACCTTGAAGACCTTGAGTACCTTGAGTGCCTTGAGTACCTTGTGTTCCTTGAGTTCCTTGAGTACCTTGAAGACCTTGAAGACCTTGAGTACCTTGAGTACCTTGAGTTCCTTGAGTTCCTTGAGTACCTTGAGTTCCTTGAGTTCCTTGAGTACCTTGAGTTCCCTGAGTACCTTGAGTTCCCTGAGTACCTTGTGTACCTTGAAGACCTTGAAGACCTTGAAGACCTTGAAGACCTTGAGTACCTTGTGTGCCTTGAGTTCCTTGAGTACCTTGTGTACCTTGAAGACCCTGAGTACCTTGTGTTCCCTGAGTACCTTGAGTACCTTGTGTTCCCTGAGTACCTTGAGTACCTTGAGTACCCTGAGTACCTTGAAGACCTTGAGTTCCTTGAGTTCCTTGTGTGCCTTGAGTTCCTTGTGTGCCTTGTGTACCTTGAAGACCTTGTGTTCCTTGAAGACCTTGAGTACCTTGTGTACCTTGTGTGCCTTGAGTTCCCTGAGTACCTTGTGTTCCTTGAGTTCCTTGTGTACCTTGTGTACCTTGAAGACCTTGTGTTCCTTGAAGACCCTGAGTACCTTGTGTTCCTTGAAGACCCTGAGTACCTTGTGTTCCTTGAGTACCTTGAGTACCTTGAGTTCCCTGAAGACCTTGAAGACCTTGTGATCCCTGAGTACCTTGAGTACCTTGAGTACCTTGTGTGCCTTGTGTACCTTGAAGACCCTGAGTACCTTGAGTACCTTGAGTTCCTTGAAGACCCTGAGTACCTTGTGTACCTTGAAGACCCTGAGTACCTTGAGTTCCTTGAGTGCCTTGTGTTCCTTGAAGACCCTGAGTACCTTGTGTGCCTTGAGTTCCTTGAGTTCCTTGAGTGCCTTGTGTACCTTGAAGACCTTGTGTTCCTTGAAGACCCTGAGTACCTTGTGTGCCTTGTGTACCTTGAGTTCCCTGAGTACCTTGTGTTCCTTGAAGACCCTGAGTACCTTGTGTTCCCTGAGTACCTTGAGTACCTTGTGTTCCCTGAGTACCTTGAGTACCTTGAGTTCCTTGAAGACCCTGAGTACCTTGTGTACCTTGAAGACCCTGAGTACCTTGAGTTCCCTGAGTACCTTGAGTACCTTGTGTTCCTTGTGTTCCTTGAAGACCCTGAGTACCTTGAGTACCTTGTGTTCCTTGAAGACCCTGAGTACCTTGTGTACCTTGAGTTCCTTGAGTTCCTTGAGTTCCTTGAATACCTTGTGTTCCCTGAAGACCTTGAAGACCTTGAGTACCTTGAGTACCTTGTGTGCCTTGAGTTCCTTGAATACCTTGTGTTCCCTGAAGACCTTGAGTACCTTGAGTACCTTGAGTTCCTTGAAGACCCTGAGTACCTTGTATACCTTGTGTGCCTTGAGTTCCCTGAAGACCTTGAAGAGCAGCATTTTGAATAGTTGCCTTTCCTACAACTGCTCCACTCACATCATAAAGTGCTATAAAATCATTACTTTGTGGGTCATTAATTGTCGTAAGACCATTAATATCAAGATTTGTTGCTGTTCCAATAAATCTGGTTGCTGTTATAAGACCAGAAGAATTAATATTTCTAACAACTGCTAAATCATTTTCAGTAAATTGTACATTACCAGCAGCAAGTCTTGTTCCAGTTGGGAATTGTGTTGAACCAATACCGACTGCATAATTGATTAACCAAGCATCAGTTCCAAGTCCAGCAAAAGTGCCTTCCTTGAACCACATAATTTTCTTATATGTGGCAGGTGCTGTTTCAATACCAGCAACAAAAAGATTAACTAATGGAGTTCCTTCTGTAGAAGCAAGAGCAACACCACCGTGATTAGCAGTATTATCATTTGAAACATCATTACCAAATGCATCTGTTCTATAACCAAGAATAATATCTGGGTCAGTAACAACTAACTCTTGAACATTCACAAATGCAGTTGAACCGCCAATCGTAATATTACCTGTTACATTTAAGTTACGATTGACTTGTAAGTCTCTTGTAACTGTAACATCTTGTGGAAGAATTAAATTGTTTGGAAGACTTAAAGTTGGTGTAGAACCTTCACCAGTTCCACCTGTAACAGTAATTTGGTTTGAAGTTCCAGTAATTGACTGAACATAATCACCAGTTGTATCTGAACCAAGAGCAACACTATTTGGTTGAATTGTTGCTGCTAAAGATACATTGCCAGTTCCGTCAAAACTAATCGCAGACGCAACAATGTCTCCAGTAATTTCAAATGCTCTTGCAGTCTCAAGTTTAGTTGCGGTTGTTGCAGTTCCTGTCAGATTTCCTATAAAACCACCAACAGAGGTTGTAATGCCTGCAATATAAGCATTATTTTCAAAAGTAATATTGGTTCCAGCAAATCCAATAACTTTATATCCAGAAGCATTATTGATTTGACTTGCACCAATTGTTCCTTGGAATGCTACATTCCCTGTACCATCATAAACATAGAAAGAGTTAGTTCCATTTGCAGACTGATAATATCCACTACTTGGACGGAATGTAAAACCAGTTACAATACCAGAAGAGTTAATATTCTGTGCTGTTAAATTAGTTACTGTTGTAACTCCAAGTGTTGTAATTCCAACAACTCGTAAATCTTTTGTAGTTGTTAATCCAGTTACTGCTAAAGTACCAAATGTACCAATACCATTATAATTTAAATCAGTACCAGAGAGATAATCAATTGTACCAATATTGGTATCTAAAGTTCCAATCGTACCAATGCCACTATAATTTAAATTAGTACCACTCAAATAAACTATAGTTCCAGATGAAGAACCTAAAGTAACTCCAGAACCAATTTTAATAAGGTCATTTTCCCCATCTATTACTACACTATTTCCACCAACTGTTAAAATGCCAGATATTCTAACATCACCACCAACATACAAATCATCATTAAATGTTCCTACACCAACAAATGTAGAAAGACCAGAAACATAAAGATGATTTATTGATGCGATTCCTAATGTAGAAATTCCAGAAGAATTAATATTAGTGGCAGTTAAATTCTCAATGTCAACTATATTGGCATCTAATGTATTGATGGTGCCAATTCCACTGACATTCAAATTTCCACTAACATCAAGTGTTGAAGATGGATTTGCTGTTCCTACTCCAACAAAACCGTTGTCTCTTATTATAAATTTCGTATCTAAATTTCCAGAAGTAGCAACTTCTTCAAAAGAACCTGAAGTTGGAATTGTATAAGTGTCAAATCTAATTTCTGCTGCTGCTAATCGAATTCTATCTGGTCCTTCAACTGATAAATCGTGGTCGTTTCCTTTAAATATAAGAAGTTCGGATTCTTCTGTTCCAGGAGTATAAATTCTTTCTCCAATAAAGGTATGAGTAAATCCTCCATTAGGAGAATCTCCAGTTGTACCTTTAAATGCAATATAATTTGAGTCTGAAGAACCTAATCTTATATTTCCATCAACTTGAAGTTTTTCTGCAGGATTTTCAACACCAACACCAACAGAACCAATACCAGTAACTACAAAAGGACTGGAATCTGAATTATCATCTTTAACAATTAATGCGTTTCCAGTCCCAGTTTGAGTAATTGTTAATGCATTGGAAGAACTATTGACTGTTATGTCAGTAATTGATAAATTACTATTTCCCGAAACAGTAAGACTTTGAGAAGTTAATTGTGTTGCAGATGTGACTCCAAGAGTGCTAATACCACTAAAATTAAGGTCAGTACCAGAGAGATAATTAATAATACCAGTGGTAGAATATAAATTTGCTACTGTACCAACACCAGATACATAAAGATTACCAGTTGTTGTTAAACCAGAAAATCTTGCGTTTCTCCATCTATTACTTTCTAAACCAATATCATACGTATTGTCATATTTTGGAACTAAATTTGATACAAATTCACCACCAACATTAATGTCATCAGAAGTAGAGTCACCAATTCCAATTGTTCCACCTCTAAAAATTGCTGTTCCTATAAAATTAGAAGATCCAGAAACTTGTAAATCTCCACCGACATATAAGTTTCCGCCAGTTGTAGTAATACCACCATTTGCTCCAAGAGTAGCGATACCAGATACATAAAGTTGTGCAAATGAACCACCAGCACCAACTAATTCATTTCCAACATAAAAGTTAGAAGCAGTTACAACACCAGTAAAATATCCATCTCCAACTACATACAAATCAGATGTTGCATTTGTTGTTCCAATACCAACATTCCCAGTAATCTCCAATACTGTTTTATTTTCAGTATAAGAACTTATACCAATCTTAAAGTTTTTTTGACGATTGCTGAGGTACTTTGCCATTTTTGGTATTAGTTAAGTGTTTCTAAAATGCTTGCGACAAATTTCAGATTAGTTGCATTACTACCAGATATAACTAATTTATCACCACTTTCAAGAACTAATTTTCCAGAAAGAAGATTTATTGTATCGTTTCCAGCAACTGGATATTGCTTTAACATTTCTGTATCAGTAGAACTTCTGCGATGAAGCATCGTAATATCTTGAGAAGTTGCACCAATGTTTGCAACTTGTGCTAAAAGAACAACACCAGTATATCCAACTGGAGCAGTGTAAATTTCGGATGGACTTGTAGACACAACTGCAGTAACTGTCTGAAATACATTTAACGGTAATGCCATTTTTTATTCTCCTCCAAGTGCTAAGATAAATGGTGTCATTGATGAAAATAAACTCTTAGAATAAAATGTTCCACTAATAGTTCCTGTTTGTTGATTAATTACGACACCATCTCCAATTCTAAAGTTTCCAGATTGGTCAGTGCTTGTATAAACAACAAGACCACCATTTCTCATATCAATTTCATTTTCTTGAATGGCAACACCACCAGTGACTGGTAAAGCAGACGCAATATTTGTTCCAGAACCAATGTATTCAAGAGAATGTCCAGATGCCAAAATACGACTTTGCTTAAAGAAGAAAGTTGTAGTACCAACCCCAACAGGAAAAGGAACAACATCATTTAAAGTAATTGTACAAATTCCAGACACAATTGGAGTAGAACTTTGAATCGTATAATATGTTGGAACTAAATTGGCAACTCCTACTGCAGTATTTATTCCAACATCAGGAGAACTAAAAGTTACTGTTGGTGATGCTGAACTATATCCTCTTCCTGAAGATACCATCTCGACGTTAACTACTGACCCATTCTTAACTTCTGCAACTGCTGAGGCAGATATTCCCCAAGAAGTTTGTGGTGAATCAAATATAACTGATGCATTTCCTGTATAACCAGTTCCACCAGCACTTACTGTTACTCCCCCAATTGTATAATAAGGTTGCCCAAAATAAACAACTTGTCCATCAAATGGACGAACTACATTTGTTTTTACATAACCTCCAGATGAATAAGTGTGCTGAATGGTGGAAACTCCAACATAAACTTCAAATGACGTTGATGATGGTAAATTTGCAACTTCAAAAACATATCCATTATTGCCAGAAGGAAATACCGCAGTTCCTTCCCCAGATGGGCAAGTAAAAGTAAGATTACTAATTGAGACTCCCATTCCAACACTGAAATTATGATTTTGACTGACAGTGATAGTTGTTAAACCAGTTACATTGTCATAAACTGCGTTTGTAACATTTAAAGTTGGTGTATTTAAATCTAAAACAAAAGTATCAGAATTTTCAGATGCAGATACTGTGACAATTCCTGTGTATTTTTTAACGCTGGCTCCATCTGCAACAAGAGCATAATTACCAAAAGAGGAATTTGAATTTGTTAAATCGCAACCACCACCAGAACCACAATAAACAGCAATATCATTACAAATAGTAAACATAGATACTAACTGTGCGTATCCTTCATTTGTAATTGATGCTCCAATTCCATTTTGGTTGTATTGTGTATAGGAATCTAAAACCATACTCTTAGTTGGTCCTATTGCTTTAGATCCATCAACTTTTAATCCAATACTATTTGGAATAAAATTAGTACAATTTTGAATATAGGGTGATTGGTTTATATAAACAGGTTTATTTGGATTGAAAGCAAAAACTGCTTTTCCTGAATTTAAACTTCCAGAAAAAGACATATTGGAAATATAATTTCCATTGTTAACATAAAACAAATCAGCATTTGAATTTTGAGGGACAACTGTAACTTCTCTTAGGTTGTCTCCAACAATACTAATTTGTTTTGGTAAAATAATTGGATTATTTTCTATGTAAGTTCCAGCACTAACTTTAATAACAGTTCCCTCTGTTGCAATTCCAACTGCTGCTGAGATAGTTGCTTTTGCTTCTCCGAGTTTTTTTCCTGTGTTTGAATCGTTTCCGTCTTCTGTGACATATAAGATATTTGAAACTACATAATCAGAATTTACTTGTACTGCATCAGCACGATTTGCTGAAATTACTTTTATAGCATTATTAGTTCCTACTCTTACTTTAATATTATCCATCTGATATTAGGAGAAAATAACCTCAGAATCTATAGATACTTCCCCTGTTCTATAATTACTAAAGTAATGGTAGGAACTTCAATTTTTAATTACAAGAGGGACAATATCTCTGTCCCTTTTATTTATTCTTCTTCTGTCTCCAATTCATTTAATGCCTCAAGTGCTCCTTGAACTTTAAGGAATTCTTCTTTTTTGGCATTAAATTGTTGCTCCAATGCAACAAGTTCATCACGAATTTGAACTGCCTTTTGTGTTAAAGAACTAATCATTTCTTGTTTAGTCATAATTTTATAGAATAACTATGAGGGTATTTATGCTATTATGTAGTTCTCATAATGAAAGCAAGTGCATAGTATGGAGGAAGATTTGCATTGGCTCCTGAAGAACCTTCGGGATTGATTGTGTGTGAGTGAAATCCATTCTCTGAAGTGTCTGCAAAAAATTTCCTCAATCCTCTACCATCTGGACTTCCACTTTGCTCTAATTCATTAATGCCACCTTGATTAACATGATTTGCAGTTCCATTTCCATCAATGCTACTTCCAGTCGCATAAACATATCCATGTCTATGAGACCCGTCTGCAACCATAGTATGACTGTGAGATACCAAAGTTGCATTAGCACTACCACCAGTAGCTCCAATATCATAACCACTACCAGAACCAACAATAAATTTATCCCTCAAATCTGGAGTTCCACTCAACCCATTACAAAGAGCCCATCCAGTAGGTATGGTAGAACCAGACCACATAATAATCCCACCAACTGGAATAGTTCCATTTCCAACAAATGAACCAGCAGTAACAGAACCAGTCCCAACACTTAATGAAGTTCCAGTAATAGAACCACCATTAATGGAACCAGAACCAGCACTTAATGAAGTTCCAGTAATAGAACCATTAAGATCCAGAGAGTTTTTCCACTCAACACCACCAGATTTACTACTATCAGCAGTTAATATTGTTCCATTGGCACCGACAGCAAGTGTTGTTGCTGCATTATCTCCTGTTGCAACAAGAATTTCACCTTTATTGTTCCAATCCTGATTAGATTTGAGACTTCCCTGCCCACCAAGAGCAAGAATGAAACAAGGAGTTCCTTCAGGAGGAGCTTCAACAAAATCAATTATATTTGTATAAGCGTAACGATCTTCCTCACCAAGTCCAGAGACTTTAACTTGTCGGATTGTATAATCAGTAGATGGTTTTTGTATTACACCACCAAGAGAAACAATTAAATTATCAGGACCAAGTGGCACAAATGGTAAATTTGTGTCAGTTTCTGGATCTATCGAAGTTCTAAATAACTGGAATGATATTCCAGTTTTTGGATGTCCATTAAATAAACCACTAATATCCTTCAATACTTCAGAGTTTCCTATTGGTAAATTTGATGTTGCAATTGGGGGTTGAGGAGTAAACCCAAGAGCATTTATCACCTCCTGTGTTTGTAGTGCAGAATTAGTTCCATTTGCCCTTAGTATATTTGAAATGCCATTTGTCGTTGGATTTCCATTCACAACAAATCCAGAAGCAGTTACATTACCAGTAACTCCAAGAGTGCCATTAAAAGATGAATTTCCTTGAGAATTGACAGTCAAAGTTCCATCAGAAACAATTGTTCCTTTTGTAGTAATATTTCCAGTATTTCCTGCAACAGTAAATTTGTCAGTATTGATTTTAAAATCAGAGACAGTTACTGTTTGACCACTAGTATTAACAAGATTGAAAAGATTTAAATTTCCTCTAATGGTTGAAACTCCAACACTTCCGACTTCAAATCTTGATGGTGTGTTCAAACCATTTAGAGTCAATGCACCAAGAACACTTAAATCACCATCTTGATTGAGTTTAAGTTTAGTTTCAATTTGATTTCTTGCTGTATTCTCACCAACTGAATCAAAACTTTCTTGTCCTGGTGAAACAGAACTATTTGTACTTGCTAATTTCCAAGAATAAGAATCACTTACATCAATACCAGCATACCATCTACGATTATTCAAATCATCTGTGAACCAAGAAAGAACAACGTCTCCAGTCCCATCATTTTTAAGTTTGAAATGACTTCCAGTCAAGTCAGAACCAGCACTAAGACTTGTATAAGTTGCTGTTATTCCACTACCAACTCTAAATCTTTCAATTCCTTGATTTTGGAAAACTATATCGGTGCTGTGATTGTGATTTAAGACAAATCCAGAGGTGCTACTTGAACTAAATTGTGTTCTTCCTCCAGGTACAAGTTCTTCTGTATCTCCAGTAGAAGATATTCCGATTGTTCCGTGAACTTGTAATTTTGATGATAGAGTTGTGGTTCCAATTCCAAGATTTCCATTACCAGTTATAACAACATTTCTTGATTCACCATCAGAAAATGCAATTTCATTACCATTAGGAACGTTAATTACTAAACCGGATTGATATTTTTCAGTTGTCTCTACTGCTTGTATTGTTCCTTTTTTGACTTGATTTGAGGAATATAAATTCAAACTGGTTTGAATTCCAACATCACCAATTATAGACAATTTATCTGTTGGGTTTGTGGTTCCTATACCTACAGAACCACTTATATAAGCACCACTATCAATCTGCAACAATTGATTGGAAGTTCCAGTAAAAATTGTTGTTCCGATTCCTACAAGACCACTAAATGTAGAAACTCCAGCAACTTCTAAATCATAAAATCTACTTCTAAGTCTTGGTACATTTGAACCATTTACTACATCTCCTGGATTATAAACATAAATGGCATAACTTGTACCAGCACCTATTCCACTAAAAAATGCAGTTTTTCTAATATTAATATTATTAAAATTGACATCATCTAAGGTAATTCCAGATTCAATTTCAACTTGACCAGCAAACACTACGTCCTTGAATTTTGATTTTCCACCAACATAAAATATAACATCATTAACTCCAGGATTTGAAGTATTTGTAAAATCATTGGAATTACCAATTCCAATTTTATCAACTTTAAAATCTAAAATATCTTTAGATTGACTGATTGGACCATATTTTTTCCATTCCCCATCAACATAAACTTGCCCAATGTAACCTTCGTTTGGAAGTGATTTTAGGGAAATATTACCACGATTTACTAAATTTGCATCAGTTGGAGTTGATACCCCGACTGTAATTAATTTATAAGTTGTGGTGTCACCTTTTACATAAAGATTTTCAACATTAACACCTTCATCGGAAGTACTTACTACTTTTTTATTAAAACTTACTGGTCCATAAAATTGACTTGTCTCTTTTGCTCCATCACCACCCTCAACAGTAATTCTTCCTCTTGCTAAAACATTATCAAATGTTACATCTAACTTATTGGTATTTGTTCCTTCGGCATCATCTCCAGTGTAACTGAGAATTGGTGCTTCAACAATTTTCTCTTCACCTGTTGATGAACTTAGTTTCTTTGCACCAGAATAAAATTCACCAACATCGTTCATTCCAGTGTAGACAACTACACCACCTTTTTGTTTTCTTGCTTGAGATACAAGAACGTCATCTTCTGTTAAAATTCTGGTTTGTTTTTGAGGCATACCAGTTGAATAATTTCCTGGTCCATATCCAAGATATTCAAATGTATGACCAGATGCTCTCATAAATGAAGGTCTACGAACCTCCATTGGCATTACATTTACTTTTTTGACTTGTGTTCCTGCTTCAGCAGTTGTTTTAAATGTACTAAAATTACCACGAATGACGTTGAATTGATTTGTGCTTGTTGAATTGGCAAGACGAATGATTTCATTATTGATGACTATGTAATCACCACGGTCAAATCCCTTTGAACTCGTTAAGGTAATTGTTGTATCTGACAAATTCAATGCAGAAGAAATCGTAGTTGTAATTCCTGCATAAAAATAAGATGCTCTAGATCCAAGAGTGTCTTCACCTCTTGATAGTACAAGTTCATTTGAACTTAATGAATGCTTCAGAAGTGTTCCAGTTGTTGAATTTGCTGTTTGCGTAACAACTCCAACATTGAATGTAAAAGTATTTAATCCAACATTTTCTTTTACAACAAATGTTTTATCATATATTGTATGACCACTACCAACAATTGTAAATTTATTTCCTCTAAGTAAACCATGAGAAATACTGGTTGTAACTGTTACAATTCCAGTATTAACATCATTAAATGTAAATGAGTTAATTCCAATACCTTTTGACACTAAAGCTGCTAATGGAGTTCTACCATTTGTATTTGATTGATATGATGGAACTCCATTAGGAACATAAATTTCTATAGATTTTGATGATGGAACATTTGTAATCTTATAAACTCCATCTAAATCTGTGGTATTAAAACCACGTACTTCAAGAGAATCTCCAATATTATTGTTTATTTCTATGACTTCTGCCTTTGCATAAATTGTCGGAGTAATTCCAGATGGACCAGAAACGTCAAGTACATTTCCAACCGAATAAACGGAACCAGCATCAACTATTCTAATTGAATTTGTATTAATTGTTCCAGTGGAACCAACAACAGGAACAAAAAGGGAAGCACCTTGACCACTTCCTCCTATTAAATTAGAAGAATAAATTGTTGTATTTCCATATCCTGCCCCTGATGTTCCTGCTCCAGTTGGATCTTTTATTGATATTGATTTGATTGAATTAAAATTGTGCTCAACATTTGTATGAAGAGTTACTGTAGTATATCCAGTTCCAGTTACTGTAACTCCTGTAATTGCAAATCCTACATTCGCATTCTTTAAAAATGTGTTTATACTTTCTCTTGTGATTGACTTTCTCTTATCATCTGTTATGACTTTTCCAATTACAGGTGAATAAGCATAACTTACTGATTCTGATGGGTCAGAATTGAAATTATCAAGATCAATTTGTGGATATAAATTTCTAACATCTTGATTGAATGCCTTAGATGAAAGATTATATCCAATATCAGAAGAAGGGGATACATTTGAAGATAATACTATCAAATGATAGATACCATCTTGACCATTTAATCCTGGAATATGAGATTTAATTGTATCTACTCTATAGATATAAAAATCATTTTTATATTCTTCTCTGGATGCCAAAGGAATTTGACTTCTTTCTTGACTTGTATCACGTTCATCAATTTGATTAGTAAATGCCCCTGGATTGATTTTTACACCAGAAATTTCATATGTAAACGTTTTGGAACTCGGTACAGAAGTAATAAAATAAGAACCATTATATGTTGAAGTAATTCCAGTTGCAGAAGAATTATTTTCACTTTTGATTCTTTGAATTTTAACTTTATCTCCAACAAAAAACTTGTGAGGTTTTTCGGTGGTAATAGTTACGGTTTGTTTACCACCAGAAACAGCACCAACGGTAGCATTTTTAATTATCTTTTCATTTCTTAGATATGCTGGTGGAGTTTGCTCAGTAATAGATTGTGTATAATCAAAAGAAATTGGACTAATTCCAACAGTCTTAGACTCTTGTAGTACAAATCCAGCTTGTGGTGGTCTTGCGTTTGTATACTCTTTAGGAACTACATACCTTAATCTATAAATTCTATCTTGTATTGAACGATTATCTAATTTACGTTTTACGTAAGTTGAAGATGACTCATTTCCTAATGAAGTTGTTCCAAAACCAACAATTGCAGAGTATATTTTATTATTTGAATCATTACTACTCAATACATACCATTGTCCGTTTGCATCATCATATTGAATTGGACTTCCAATTTCTCCTGGTTTTTTATCTGTTACAGAACTTACAAGGGTAAGAATGCCACCTCTATCATTAATTCCTTTGATTTCATTTTGTGCAATTGCATCATTCAATGAGTATGCGAGTTTAACTTGATTTGCTGCTAACCCAGTTGTAATTGCATAAGCAACTGTATTCACAGTCAGACCATTTGGAACTTCCCCAGTATCTGAGAAAATTCTAACACTTTCACCATTAATTAATTGATGGTTAGATGATAAAGTTAAAACATTATTTGAAATTTGATTTAAATTGCCAGACCTTGCTATAGTATATGTTTTTCTTGCCGTAACTCCAATCCCAACACTAACTGGCATTAATATTGGTGAAGTATAAACTGTTTGAGCAGTTCCTATAACAATATTAAGATTTAAAGAATCATTTGTTTTTGCACCAATCTTAAAACCATCTACGTCCTTTGATGGTGAAACTTCTTTGTTTTTATAATTATAAAGATATAATTTTTCTGTTACTCCTACAGATATAGTTTTTTGAACATCAAAAGAAAGCCAATTGATATTACTTTCTGGTGCATCTATTTCTTTTGGTGGTATGATATGAGTAATATAACCTACATCATCCCTATCAAATGACTCATTCCTATAACCAACAGATTCAAGTGAAATTGCACCGAAGTTTGAGTTAGAGTTGGTGATACTCATATCACCACCCGATTCAGTTATAAAGTGTTTTGCGAATCCAATTGCAAAGATGGAAACGCATTGAACGAAACCATTATTTGAAACACGAATGTGATAACTTTCATAATCTGGTTTATAAATTGCATTTCCATTTGTGTGCAATGGTCTTTCATTACTTGTTAATGCTAAGACATCATTTCCTTCATATTTTCCTGTGGTTTTATTGAAGATAATAAATGCATTATCATCTTTTTGAAGTGAAACCCCAGTAAATTGGGCAACAACCATACTCTTGAAACCATCTGCCTTATTTCCATCTGCCCACATTCCACATAATCCATATGCAGAACGAATTGAGCAGTTAAAGACATAAGGTGATGCAGAACTTACACTATCTGCTTCAATTGTTACGATTCCCGACTCATAATCTGCGACTTGTGGGTTCTGATTTGATGGTGAGGATGTTGAAGTGTATGTGAAAGTTGATACTCCAACAACTTCTCTAACTGTAAAGGAACCATTAAATGCAGAAGCATCTGTAGTAATTCCAGAAATTAAAACAGGACTATCTACAAAAAGTCCATGAGGAATTTCCTCTCCAGTCTGAATATTTTTTGTCGTAACTGTAATTACATTTGTTGCCTTAGTAATTCCATCACCACCACTAATGCTTGAAATACCAAGTGGATTTGCTTGCAACTCACCAACAATTCTAAATTCATCTTTAGATGGTTCAAAATCGTTCAGAGATGGATAATCAACAATTCCTCTTCCTGTAATATCTCCATATGCTCTTGCGACCTTGTAATAATACATATCAAGGTCAGTCAAATCAGTCTGCTCTGTCCCAAGAGCAACTTTATTCACACCATCTGCATAAGCGAACGAAACTACTTTATGGTGTGAAAAATTAGGAACAAAACGATTGTCAGTATAATCTCTGAATACTGTTTTTGTAGAATCGGCATCTAAAAATGTAAAGGTACTAAAGTAACAAGTACCAGTTACATTAAAAATGCTTGTATTATCAACAGTTGAATCCTCTGGATTTGGTACATATAGAGGACGAATTTTTGTTTTTCTTAAATCATATCCAATAATTGAAGTTCCACGGGGAAGAATTGTACCACCAAGAACTGAGTTAAATTTATATAAATCGTTATTTGTGTCTAAAATATTATAATTTGTATTTTCATTTAATTCTGGTAAAGTAACCTCAGTCCAAGTTGATGTACCTGTTCTTTTTTTATAAACAGCATTTGACCCTTGTTTTGAGATTGAAAATCCAGGTCTATTATCAATATAGTGAGTTCCTGGATAAACTAATATAGTAGTTCTATCAATTCTGTCGTTATTTTTTCCACTTTGATACGAAAATCTTGCTGCTTCTATTAATGCTCTTTGAATTGTTTTGAATGGACGAGTTAGAGAATTACCTTGATTCTCATAACTATCTGTAGCATCAAAATCTGAAGGATTTACGTAAAGAATATTTCCTTCAGCGTTCTTTAAAAAATTCTCTAATCTTGACAGAGGCATTTTATTAGCACTATAAATCTTTTATAGTTGTATTTAGTCAAAAACCTTACACTAAAAAATTTTGCGGGAAATTTTTTTGACCCTTTTTGTAATTAAAGGTCAATTTTGGTTTTAGTCATCGCAAGGAAGTAATTCTGGGTTTTCTAATTCCAATTCAAACATCAGTGGATGACATTCTTCAAGCATCAAATAATAAGATGCTTGATATAAATCTTCAGGTTCATATGACAGTTCACTATTTGCGTGTTCTACTATTTCTGTTGTGTACATTCCAGTGTGAGGTAACTCATCAAATGTAAATGGAATGCCATTTATAAAATACATAAACACTATTTCTTTTCCACCATTATACCAACAGTAAGTAGTGTCTATGCGGTATTTCATAGAACGAACCTGATTTTCTTTATTTAGAACTCAATTAGCATAAATCAATTCACCACGAAGCTCTGCCAATTTTGCTTCTGCAAGACACTGAACACAAGTCCAATAAGTTTCTCCACTAATAGGAAAAAATTCTTCTGTAAAATGAGATGCAACGTCCTCCTGCATTCCCTGAAGTTCACGAAGAGTTTCACGACTAATTTGCATTTTGTAGTAATATTGGGTCTCTACTATCATAGCACAAAAACTTTTGGTTGTCAAGTGGTAATTTTGCCCCTACTATTGCTGTGAAAATAATCGTATCGTTTTTCACTTTCAATAATTCTATGAATAATTTCCGATGGACACTCAGTTATATCGTCCATATGTCCAACTAACTCATAATTAAAATATGGATTACGAAAAAAATGTGCAGTGTCTAATCCAAATATCAAATCTTTAGTACAATTCATTCCACACACCCACAAATTTGTCTTTTTTAAATTAATTCTTCTAATTTTTTCAGAAGGATTAAAATCTTTAGGTTTTTTATAATATAAATGAAGTCTATTCTGATTATCAGTGTTTATTCTTTTGAATTTACAATTGGTTATAATATTTGGGCATATTGATTTCATCTCTTCAAGTTGATATTGATTATCAACATCTAAAACTAATAGATTACTATTTGAAACTATAATTCCATAACCAGTAGTAAAAGTTAATTTTTTTTCTTTTTTGAAGTTGAATTTCAGATATGGGTTTTTTGATTTATCTATCAACGAATATTGTATTTCAAACTGCTTAAACAAATTTTCATATAATTCTTCTTTACTGAATGGACTTGGGAAAATATATTTTAAATCAGAGGAAACATCTCCAATAAGAGACATCTTTGGGTGCTCATCAGTAGATAAAAAATAACTATATTCTTCTGATATTTGATTTATTGAATCTAAAACTTTTTTTTGATAATGTATGTTCAAATTATTATGTATTATTATCATAAGAATGATAATATACTAAAGTGCTACCGACAGAAACTTTCCACTCTGATGGTGTATCGTTGTTTTGATTTGTATCTATTATTATAGAAGAAAATCTTATATTGGAACTCCCAAAACTTATACTTGGGTTCGCTACGTTTATATTTCCAATCGCACCATTGCTGTAAGTAGAATTCAAAACTTCATTTACATAGATACTTAAAGTCCCCGTAAAATCTGTTGTAGTTCTGTTAAAATTAATAGTAAAAACTGTTGGACTACGGGATGAACCAGGAACTACAATGTTTCCTGAATAAGAATTTATACTAATACCATTGCCCATCATATACTCGGTCCAATTTGCAAACCGACCATAAAAAGTATTAATTCCAATTTGACCAGAACCAGGAGCACCCCCACTTCCATAATACTCATCCATTCCAATTGGGTTTGATCCTCCAAATTCATTTTGAAGAGATAGCAAACTAATTTGACCGGAAATGGGGAGAACCATATTTATAAGTTCCAGGGAAATTGAGATTCAACAACTAATGAGTTATTATATTCAATTTGTTTTTGAATATTTTCTTCAACTTTTTCAATATCAATTTTACTCAGAATCCATTCAATAATTATATTTTCTGATAAATTTGAGTAAGGAACAAATACTTCAGATTCAATTGGTATTTCAAGTTGTAAACTGGAAGTCACTGAGGTTGCAATATTGGTTTCTAAATCCAATCCACTTCTTGTCCAGACTACATTATAAATTACATCATTATGCAATTCTGTATTCTTTTTATTTAAAGAATTTATTTTCCAAGAGTATTCTATATTATTCATTAAATTTTCTCCGATAATTGAAGCATCTTTTCTTTGAGATTATTTATTTCACCCTGTTGCTCTTTAATTGCTTCAATCAACAATGCGACAATCAATTCGTACTTCACTGCTTTTTCACCATCATTTCTTGTTGCCACTGCTTCAGGAAGAACTTTTTCTATTTCTTGAGCAATGACACCAATATCATGTTTTCTTATGAAATAACCATCAACTCCTCCTTTATTTTGAATATATTCATCGGTCCAATCAAATTCAACTCCATTTATTTGCATCAGTTTTTTGATTGGATTTTTTATATTTTCAATATTGTTTTTTAGTTTAATATCTGATGAATAGTAAGCAATAACATTTCCTGTCGCTCTTATTTCACCATCTACAAAAAGTTTTGAGGTTGGATTTGTGGTTCCTATTCCAACAGATCCATCTACAGTAATATTACCGTCAGCCTTAATACCAGTGCCTTCAAGATATAAATCACCAGTCGGAGAATTTAGTAGTAAAGTATTTAATACAGGTATACGAGCATAATTACCAGGAGCAACTATAATGTCTAAAATGTACTGTGGATTTGTGGTCCCTATACCAATACTACCATTTGCTTTGACGACAAAAGGAGTTGAATCTGGATTTGTTTCATCTTCGACTACAAGAGCATTACCAGTTCCAGTTTGAGTGATACGAACCATATCACTTGATGTGGTTCCAGAAAAGAGTCCAGCAATACTTGTTGTTGTTGGTACTACAGTTAAAGTTGCTCTTGGAATTGTGGTTCCTATACCAACATTGCCATTATAAGGTGCTAATAAAACGGTATCATCTGCATTTACATCAATACTTGGAATACCAGAAGAATCGGATACAGAGAATATAGAACCACTGGTAAGATTATTTGTAATTGTAAATAATTGTCCTGCAGAACCTTCAAAGATTAAAGTCCCGGAATTTAAAGTATCATTGTGCTTAATAGTAATAACTGTTCCAATTCCTAATGTTCCAATTCCAGATCCAGTTGGACCAGTATAAGTTAAACTACTTGACCCAGTTACTGTATTGGAGGAATCTTTATAAACAACTTGATTTGCAGAACCTGCTACTGGGCCAGTAAGACCTTGAGTTCCTTGAGTTCCTTGAGTTCCTTGAGTACCTTGAAGACCTTGGGTTCCTTGTGTACCTTGAGTACCTTGAAGACCTTGAGTTCCCTGTGTACCTTGAGTGCCTTGAGTTCCTTGTGTGCCTTGGAGACCTTGAGTTCCTTGAGTACCTTGAAGACCTTGGGTTCCTTGTGTACCTTGAGTACCTTGAAGACCTTGGGTTCCTTGTGTACCTTGAGTACCTTGAAGACCTTGAGTGCCTTGAGTTCCTTGAGTACCTTGAAGACCTTGGGTTCCTTGTGTACCTTGAGTACCTTGAAGACCTTGGGTTCCTTGAGTCCCTTGAGTTCCTTGAAGACCTTGAGTGCCTTGAGTTCCTTGTGTGCCTTGAAGACCTTGAGTGCCTTGAGTTCCTTGTGTGCCTTGGAGACCTTGAGTGCCTTGAGTTCCTTGTGTGCCTTGGAGACCTTGAGTGCCTTGAGTTCCCTGAAGACCTTGAGTTCCTTGTGTACCCTGAAGACCTTGAGTTCCTTGTGTACCCTGAAGACCTTGGGTTCCTTGTGTACCTTGAGTACCTTGAAGTCCTTGAGTTCCCTGTGTACCTTGAGTGCCTTGAAGTCCTTGAGTTCCCTGTGTACCTTGAGTGCCTTGAAGTCCTTGAGTGCCTTGAGTTCCTTGAGTTCCTTGAAGACCTTGAGTTCCTTGAGTACCTTGAAGACCTTGAGTGCCTTGAGTTCCTTGAGTACCTTGAAGACCTTGAGTGCCTTGAGTTCCTTGAGTTCCTTGAAGACCTTGAGTGCCTTGAGTTCCTTGTGTGCCTTGAAGACCTTGAGTGCCTTGAGTGCCTTGAGTTCCTTGTGTGCCTTGGAGACCTTGAGTTCCTTGTGTACCCTGAAGACCTTGAGTTCCCTGAGGTCCCATAGGACCAAATGTAAGGTCTTCAAATCCAAGACCACTTGAAAAAATTGAACTATCAAGATATAGTGCATTTCCTGCAGCACGAGCAACAGTTCTCAATAAAGATGAATTTTTATAATATCTGATATTTGCACCATCATAAGTAATTGAAACAAAATCATTAGTTATATATGTATTACTAAGATTAGTAACAGAACCGTTTTCAATTGATTTAATGTCTCCATTATCTAAATAAATGCCGTAATCAAAATTTTGATTACTAGATGCTGATGGATTTGTCCCTAAACCAACTATGGCACTACCACTTGTTGATGATATTCTTGTGGATACATAAGAACCAAGAACAAACCCCTGTTTTGAATAAACAGACGAATCCCATTGGGAATCAGTTCCACCAGTTTTTGTGAATATAGATGGGTCTGAACTTGATTGAGACACATTAACTAAAATTGGAGTCCAATTAGAAGAACCATTATTTCCACCGATTCCCTGTGTTCCTTGTCTTCCCTGAAGTCCTTGTGGTCCTTGAGTTCCTTGTGTTCCTTGAAGACCCTGAGTACCTTGTGTTCCTTGAGTACCTTGAGTGCCCTGAGTGCCTTGAAGTCCTTGAGTTCCCTGTGTACCTTGAGTACCCTGAAGTCCTTGAGTTCCCTGTGTACCTTGAGTACCCTGAAGTCCTTGAGTTCCCTGTGTACCTTGAGTGCCTTGAAGTCCTTGAGTTCCCTGTGTACCTTGAGTGCCTTGAAGTCCTTGAGTTCCCTGTGTACCTTGAGTGCCTTGAAGTCCTTGAGTTCCCTGTGTACCTTGAGTCCCCTGAAGTCCTTGAGTACCCTGAAGTCCTTGAGTTCCTTGAGTTCCTTGAGTACCTTGAGATCCTTGAGTTCCTTGTGTACCCTGTGTACCTTGAGTTCCTTGAGTTCCTTGAAGTCCTTGAGTTCCCTGTGTACCTTGAGTTCCTTGAGTTCCTTGTGTACCTTGAGTGCCCTGAAGACCTTGAAGAGCAGCATTTTGTATTGTTGCTTTCTTCAAGTTTGTTGGGTCACTTACATCATAAATTAGCAAATAATCACTAGCCGATACTTGCCCAGAAGTGAGTTCTGTTCTATCTGTTATTATTCCAGAACTGACACTTCTAAGACTGGATATTGTTACACCAGTTCCTAATGTTGTTGAGGAAAGGACAATAGAATCATTTATTTGATAATTTCTATTAGATTCTAAATTCCAATTCTCGGAACTCTTTAATGAACTGGATGCATAATTCCATCGTATAAATTTTCTTATAGATGTGGAACCAATTCCTATTCCAGCCCCATCCAAGTCAATAACATTTCCTATTGTACTTGCAATTGCTATAAGTTTATCTGAAGAAGTTAATACTAATTCTTGAGTAGTGGATGTTGTTCCATCAACAATCAAGTTACCAAGAATTCTAACTGTTCCTGTAGAAACTCCTACGGTGGCAGGATTTATGAGTAATAAATTTCCACCACTGATAATATTTGTAGTAATTCCAATCGATTCAGTTGCACTAGTCCCAACTCTTAGAGATGAAGCAGTTACAATTCCTGTGGTATTGATGTTGATTGTTGTTGATACACCAGTTGCCGTAGTTGCTGTATTTGCTGTACCAGTTATACTAATTCCATAAGAACCACTAAGTCTTGATGAACTTATAGTTCCTGTAGTTATGTTTGCTGCATCAGCAAGACTAGTTGCTGTACCAGTTATACTGATTCCATAACTTCCTGATAATCTAGAACTACTAATGGTTCCTGTAGTTATGTTTGCTGCATCAGCAAGACTAGTTGCTGTACCAGTTATACTGATTCCATAACTTCCTGATAATCTAGAACTACTAATGGTTCCTGTAGTTATGTTTGCAGCATCAGCAAGACTATTTGCTGTACCAGTTATACTGATTCCATAACTTCCTGATAATCTAGAACTACTAATGGTTCCTGTAGTTATGTTTGCAGCATCAGCAAGACTATTTGCTGTACCAGTTATACTGATTCCATAAGAACCACTAAGTCTTGATGAACTTATAGTTCCTGTAGTAATATTGGCAGCATCAGCAAGACTATTTGCTGTACCAGTTATACTGATTCCATAAGAACCACTAAGTCTTGATGAACTTATAGTTCCTGTAGTAATATTGGCAGCATCAGCAAGACTATTTGCTGTACCAGTTATACTGATTCCATAACTTCCTGATAATCTAGAACTACTAATGGTTCCTGTAGTTATATTTGCAGCATCAGAAAGACTAGTTGCTGTTCCTGTTAAGTTACCTACAAAACTTGAAGCAGTTAAATTTCCTGTAAATCTTCCAGTACCAACAACATCTAAATTATAATTTGGAGATGTGCTTCCAATTCCCAACAAACCTGATGGGTTAAAAACAAGTTTATTTGATGGTATTACAACTGTTGAATAAGTTCCAGCATTTGCATCCGATGGGGTAAAAACCGGATAATAATAAGTATTTTCATCAATTGCAGATATTGTATTTTTTGCTACTCCAATGAGATCAGTACCAGACCCCACAAAAGATGTTGCAGTTACTGAACCAGAAACATTTACATTCCCTAAAACATCAAGTTTTTCTTTTGGTTGAGTAGAACCAATACCAATAGAATAAGAACTTGAGAGAATTATATTTGAGTTTACCTTCCCACCGACAGAAAAATCTGTGCTAACAGAAACTAAAGGAGAATTGATCTGTAGAGTATCTCCACTCTCAATTAATGAAGTTCCTGCTATTCCAGTAAAATTTAGTTGATTTAAACCGAAACTTTTATCTGCCATGAGAGTTTTTAAGTATTTATGTTTTCATTTGAAATGATAAATTAATTATAATAAACTTCCTCTTACGAATCTATATGTGGTCACTCCATTTACTCCAGACTGAGGTGTAACTTGCAATTTACAGTCAGTCCCATCCAAAGTTGCTCCAATTGCAACCAAAGCATTTTTGTTATACATAATGCCATAAGATTCAGCATTTGCAATAATGCCATCTTGCATAATTAAAACTTTTTGAACTTGAATACTGCTACTAAATCCAATATGAACAGAATATTCAACTAATTTAAAGTCTGTAGTTGTAATGGAAAAACTATCTATGAATGTAGTAATTCCAACTGAAGCAATAAAATTACCAGTTCCTGTTTTCACTCCATAAGTTTCAACTTGTAATGGTGTATTTGTGGAAGTTGTTGCACTTCCAATCGTAGTTATGCCAGAGACATTCAATGAAGAAACAGATGCAATACCACTAATTACATTCGTTGCTGTAGTTGCTGTGCCTGTTAAGTTACCTACAAAACTTGAAGCAGTTATAATACCAGTAGTGTTTATGTTGATAGTGGAACTTACATTGGATGCTGTAGTTGCTGTGCCTATTAAGTTACCTACAAAACTTGAAGCAGTTATAATACCAGTAGTGTTTATACTAATTGATGTTGACACACCAAGTGCGGTGGATGCTATGGTTGCTGTAGTTGCTGTTCCAGTTAAGTTACCTACAAAACTTGAAGCAGTTATAATTCCTGTAGTGTTAATGTTTATTTCTGTAGAAACACCAGAAGCAGTGGTTGCTGTTCCAGTTAAGTTTCCAACAAAACTTGAAGCAGTTATGATACCTGATGTATTGATATTTGCCGTTGTGCTAAACCCAGATGCAAATGAGGCTGTTCCTGTCAAATCACCAACAAAACTTGAAGCACTTACAGATCCAAGAAATTTTCCATTTCCTTCTACATCTAACAATTCTGTCGGTGAATTGCTTCCAATTCCAATATTTCCTGAAGAATATACAAATCCACTTGCTGCTCTAATTAAACCACCACTACCGTGATACATTATTTGATTTAATTGGCCAGGTGCTTTTAGGGAAAATCTTATCGTTGCAATTCCAGTTTGTTCTGAAACACCAGAACCAACTGGATCTACGGATACAATATCACCAACTAGATTAAAAACATTGAAACTATTTGCTGCACCTACTTGAATGTTATCATCAAAAACACTGAAAGACCCAGGAATTAAACCACCAGTTAATATCTGAGAAGATGCAACCCAATATCTTTTGCCAGGATTATTTTTATTAGCAACAAGTAAATATTGATCACCAGATACTGAAGGTGGTGATGGATTTGCACCAATAGAAGAAGGACCAACCAATGGATCTCCAAGATCTGGCTCTGCTTGATTTAGTCCTAAAAATTCATACCTATCGGATGTTAGTCCAGTTCTTGTTTCCTTTTTGGCTCTTCCGGAAATATACTTATACATTTAAATTATCCCTTTGCAGTTTCTAAAACACTTAATACAATATTTAAGTTATTGTCAGAACTTGCCGAAACTTTAATTACATCACCAGTTTCCAACACAAGTCTTCCATCTGGAATTAGATTTACCGAATCGTTTGGTGGAACAGAAACATTATTTGCAAATTTATAATCAGTGGGTGATTCTGTGCTTCTGGAATGGACAGCAGATACTGTATAAGTGGTTGTTCCTGCTGAGACATTTGTTACTTGTGCCAAAATTACAATTGATGCAACTCCAGAAGGACAAGTATAAATTCCAACGTTGGAAGTGGTTAAAGTTTTCCTTACAGTTTTAAATGTATTAAGTGCTACTACTGCCATTTTATCTTCCTAATGCAATGAGTAAAGGTGTTACTGTATTTAACAAACTTTGGCTGAAGGATCTTCCACTAATAGTTCCAGTTAACTGATTAATGACTACACCCTCACCAATTCTAAAGTTTCCTGACTGGTCAGTGCTAGTATAAACCACTTCTCCTCCATTTATCCTAACGACTTCATTCTGTTGTCTTGTCACACCACCTTTGGATGGTCTTGCAGATTCAATTGTATTACCTGCTCCTATATATTCAAATGATATTGTGGAAGCAACCTGCAAACTCATTCTAGAGAAATAAGCAGTAGTTCCTGCACTGACTGTATTATTTAGATTCTCAGTTAATGTGATAGTCGAAATGCCAGCAGATGGTAAAGTTGCACCATCGACTTTATAATATATTGGTGCAAGATTTGCAGAAGCAGTTGCCGTAACTCCAGCACCAGGACCACTAATTGTTACAGTTGGTGTAGTTAAATATTGATTTCCAGTACTAATGAGATTGATTGAAACCACTTTTCCATTTTCAATTACAGGAAATGCCTCGGCAGTAATTCCATTTGGACCAGTTGGAGGACTAATTGTAACAATTGGTTCCGAAGTATAACCAGAACCACCATCAGTAACACTTATTGATTCAACAGAATAATATAAGTTTCCAAAATAAATTGCTTGCCCTTGATATGGTCTATTAGTTCCCAAACCAGAAATAGAAATTGTGTTTTGACCTATAGTAGCGTCTGTATTTGCAGCACCAGTATATCTGAAAATCGATCTGCTATAATAATCCCCTACACCATTTGAATATAATCCATAAGTTCCAAATGAATTGTTAGAGTTAGTAATATCACATTGACCACCAGAAGACGTATAAATTGCAATATCATCGCAAATTGTAAAGATAGAAACCAATTGTGCATATCCACCATTAGTAATTGAAACTCCAATTCCTCCTTGATTATATTGAGTATATGAATCAACACTCATAGAACCTTGAATACCATTATCAATTTCATCTCCAGGTTCTGCATCAAAACCATTTACCTTTAATCCAATGCTATTTGGTATGAAATTTGTGCAGTTTCGAATATAAGGACCTTTTGAAACAATTCCAACACCAGGTGAGAACGTTGTTCCTTCAAGTTTTGTGCTGGACCAATTGTTACTTACTTGACCATCATATGATGATGGAGTTGTCGTATTAATTCCAGCACCACCAAGAGCACTTAATCCATTATTAATAATCGTTGTTACAATCCCAACACAAGAATATAATGCAGAAATTACATTAGAACAAGAATTCAAATCAGTATTAGAACCAGTTGCCGAATCTGCTTGAATGGAAACATCTTTTACTTGTGTGTAATGATATTGATAATTTCCACCACTTGTTTTTGCAAAAGAAACATTATTAACGCAAGATCTTGCAATTCCAACAGCATAATTTAAAGCATCAATTGTTTCTGATTTAATTCCAACTATATTTTGAAGTACTCCTGCTTGGTTATAATATGATTTGCCTGCTCCTACAGACTTTGAATTTCCACCTCTTGTAGTGTCATAACAAATTGCTTTAAGAGTTGAAATAATTCCCTCTTTAATTGTAGATATTCCGGAATTGAATGCTGGATTTTTATAATCAGTACTTGTCAGATATCCAACCGTTTCTTCGGCAATAAAGTCAAGATTCATACGAATCATTCTTGCTGCATCAAAGAATCTATGAGTAGAAACTCCAGCAAGAGGTTGAAGTGCTATCACTGATGCACCATTTGTTGATGGAGCACCAATAAAACTTAAATTAGTAATATGAACACCATCATTAACGTGGAATAAATCAAGTCCAGAATTTTGTGGTGAAACTAAACAGTTACGAAGTTCAGTTCCCTCAACAGAAACATTTTTTGATAAAACAATTGGATTATTTTCAACATAAGTTCCTGGAAAAACTTTAATTGTATCACCAGACAAAGCAAGTGCTGCTGCTGCTTTTATAGTTTTCTTTGCATCATTATTCAGCAATCCAGTATTTGAATCATTGCCTTCATAAGAAACGAAGATTGTTTTTCCTATAGATGTGCGAATTCCAACTTGAACTATTCCCTTCCCGGAAGTTTGTGTTGATGATAAGGTAAGACCAGTACCAACATTGATTTGTGTTACAATTCCAACTAAAGTTGCTCCACTTCCAAGGTAATTATTGGAATATAGTGTTGTTGCTGTCAAAAATCCAACAGTGGCAGTACCAGAAACACGAACATCAGTTGCTGTTAATAATCCAACTGTTGCGATGCCAATAGATGCAAATCCTACTGTTGCAATACCAACAGATGCAAGACCAATATTTGCAAAACCAATTGTTGCGATTCCAATGGAAGCAGCAGTTGCAACTATTCCCCCACTAAAATTACCTGAAAATGTACCTGCTGTTAAAATACCAGATACTCTAACATTAGTAAAAGTTCCAAATCCTATTGTTGCAATTCCAATTGATGCTGCAGTTCCAACCAATAAACCTGAGTTTATTCTTGTATTATTGATGAAGTCAAGAGTAGAATCATATGCCGAAAGTGTATTCAGTCCAGTGACTGTGGTTGCAGTAACAATTCCTAAAGTTGCATTGGGTGAATTTAAATTAGTTGCTGTTAGAAATCCAACAGTAGCAATGCCAGAAACACGAATATTAGTTGCTGTTAAAAATCCTATCGTAGCAGCACTTGATACTCTAATATTTGTAAATGACCCAAAACCAATTGTTGCAATTCCTACACTTGCAAATCCAATTGAAGCTAAGTTAGTTATAGTTAAATTGGTTGTTGTTGTGAGACCAGATACTCCCAAAGTACCAATTGTCCCAATACCAATAATATTTAAATCAACACCAGAAACTGTTCCACCAGAAAGATTCACTGCTGTAGTGGCAGTGGCAGCATTTCCCCCAATATCAATATTTTGAAAACTTCCAGGAGTAATAATATTTGCAGTATTTGCTGTTCCTACATTAATGTCGTAAAATCCAGACAATCTTGCAGACGGAACTGTGCCACCTGTGATATTTGATGCATCAGTAAGAGCATCAGAAGAAAACGAGGAATCAACTGAAATTGGATAATACCCAGACAATCTTGCACTGCTGATTGTTCCTGCACTAATATTTGCAGCATTAGATAGATTGTTTGCATTTGACGCAGTTATATTATAACTTCCAGATAATCTTGAAGAACTAATCGTTCCAGCAGTTATGTTTGCGGCATTATTTAATGTGCTCGCAGTCGTTGCATTTCCTTCTAAACTTCCAATAAATTTATTCGCAGTAATTGTAGTGGCACCAACTATTCCACTGTTTTGCAGATTAAGATTATCTCCAGGTGCTAACTCCTCAATCTGTTTGGTTGTTGGATTTGCTATTAGTGGAAATCTGTCCGCCATTACTTATTTTGCAGTGCTTTTACCGTTATAATATATAGGTGTCATCTTTACAACCATTATTAAGAGGTCACAACACCAACAGTTGATGAAGAGGTTTTTCCTTTACTTGAATCAAAATAATAAGCACTGGGTTCAAATTGGGTTAAATCTAATGATTGAAGTGCAGAAAGATCTTGTTTTAATTTGTTGAGGTCTACGTCAGCAGATACTCTACCTTGAAGTATTGCAAATGCTCTACTTTCTAATTTATCCCTTAGATTTTTTAATGCATTTCCGGATACTAACAATCCTTGAATTTTTGGGACATTTTTTGCAATAATTGCGTTACGACTTGTTTCTGATGCTGTAATTATAGAAGTCAAAGCAGAACAAGTTCCTGCTGAAGGATTTAATGCTGAAATATTAGTAGTTCCTATACCAAAAGCTGGAGTATTACCAACACCTACATTAAGAATTTGACCCTCCGTAGCATAAGAAGAAGATTGAGATAAAAACATTCCATCTGTGCTATAAGTATAACTAATTGCAACAGGCCAAGAATTATTTCCAGGATAATATCTTGCGTAATCAGCACCACAAGGTGGTTCAGGAGCAAACTCTTCTCCTCTCACTTCGTGCCATTGAAAGGGACCAATAGGACTTCCATTGTTCACAAGAGTTAATTTATGCCCTAAACCAATAGAAGAATTACCCATTATACCGATTGTCACTGGGTCTATTGGATTATTTGTATAATCAAACTCTGTAGGTGTTATTTGCGTATCTCTTATTAATGTAAAATTAGTATTTTCTGCATCCTGAAGTGCTTGAGTATCAAGAATCACTGCAGGATAACTTGTCAATAGTCCAACGGAAAAAGTTCCAATTGATGTACTACCAATAGATGCTGAACTTATAATTAAACTATTTGTTTCTCCAGTAGTGCTTATGAAAGCACCAGACCCAGGACCATTTGCATTAGGATCCCAAACATTTAATATTGTAGTTGTTGTAGTTCCAAATCCAACAACTTTTGTGTTTATGGGCAAAACATTTGTAAGATTTACTGTATCTCCAATACTAATATCAGTGGTGGTTCCGATTCCTGTATGTGCTATAATTGTAGAACCAGAACTAATTGTTCCACCAAAACTTGTGGTAGCACCAACAAGAGAAGTAGTACCAAAAGATAATATTGTTGGTATATTATTTGAAGAAAAAACAACAGGATTATCAATATTGTCTAAAACTTTATCTCCAATCTGAAATCTAAGTGTACTGGAAGAACCAACTATCCCTAATATTGTTTCCCCAACACCTATTGTTCCAAGAAATTCGGTGACAATATTTGCACCATAATCTTGATTTTGTGGTTTTCTATAATACTTTGCACCGTAATAATTATAATCTTCTCTTACACTTGGATTCTTTTTGCAGGTATATGTTTCAACATAATAATCATCATCAAAAAAACCCATAACACGAAAATAAGTTCTTTTAGTAGTTAATTCCCAATACAAATCACTTTTGCATCCAGCAGCAACTCTATTATCATAAGCAGTTTTGACAGAAGCAATTCCAACATTAATTTCATTAATTAATGGAATAATTTCTTTGTCTATATTGCTTATAACAATATCATACTGATCAATTTTAAGGTCATATATTGTCAGTTGATCTTTCAGCATTTCAACTTCACTTTCTTTATATTTGATTTGTTCTTTTATATCGTCAATAAAAGTCTCAGTAAGTGTTTTTCTCCTCTTTGGTTTTTCATTAAGTTTATCATCTAACAATTGCTGAAGATCTGACACCTTTTGGGTAGATTCATTTTTAGCATATTCCCCATCTTTAGCATAAGTTTTAGGGTCAGTGCTTGGTTGAGAACCTCCAGTAGATGCAAAATATCTTGCAACTGAATTATAAATTTCATTAATATCTTGTTGTGCCTCTGTTGATAATGCCATAATTACGATTCTTCTTTATACTCTATTTCTAATTTTTCTACGTCGTTTCTTTCAGCATAAACAACATAACTACAGTCAATTGAACCACCAGCATTATTTACTATATTGATTTTGCATCCCCATTCAATATTTTTAACATATAACTCTTGATAAAATGTATGTGGTGTCAGTGAAACAGTAATTGTTTCTGCATTCACCAAACCTCTCCAATATTCTGGTAAATCAATTACATTTGAATCTACCAATCTTCCACGATAATATACTCCAACTTCTGGACCTTCAATGCAAGCGTGTCTTAGTCTCATTCCTTTTTTATTTGGATGAGGAATATCAAATTGCTTGAAAGGTGCAGCAACAGAAGAAAATATTCCCAAATCAGCCTGACAAGTCCCAAATCTACCAACATCTGCTCTCAAAAGAGGTGTTGTTGCTACTGCGGAACAAGATTTTGGTCCATTGGTAATTTGTACCGAATTATTTGTTTTTACCCCAAAAATTGCTTTGAATGCTGCTTGAATTTCTGCTCCAATTTTATTTGTAAACCCAAAAACATTTGATAATGCTAAATCATTTAAAACTCCTGTAGTGTTTGTGATTCCAACGAAATTTGTAATTCCAGTAACTTCAAGAGAAGCAGGGACAGAAAGACCAGGCAATGGTGGACCAATCATACAAGTTGCTCTCGCAACACCTATCTGTGGAGTCAAACCAATGTAACAAGGACCATTAATAACTGCAGTTCCTGGAGTGAGTTTATCAGTAGCAGTTAAAAAGGACATATCCAATTGTCCTACAATTAATTTTTCCGCAGCATTAACAATTGTAAAATCTGCCATTACTTTCCTCCAGGATTATCCAGAACAAATTGAGTTAAAGAAATTTTTAAATTTTGTAATTGCATCCAATATTTTACCCAAAACTGATGACTTATCAGAATCTATTCCTGATTGAACTTCTGCCTGTGTATTTCCACTAAGATTTGCGGTACTTCCTGTAACAGATGCATTTTGTGATGCTGCAGATGTTATATTTGTTCCTTGTGTATTATTTGTTGGTGAATCTTGATTAATTATTTTAGATGCTTGGAAAGTAATCTCTCCACCATCTCCACCGTCAACAGCGACAAAACGAATGTTTGCAGCAACAATTGTCACAGTTCCATTTGGTGCTGATAAAATTATTCCTCCATTTTCAGCACGAATAATTTTTGCAGGTTCATTTTCATTTGTTATTTTTCTACCACAAACTTCCTTTGATGTTTTGTCATTAACAATATCCAAATCTCCATTTTCATAGAAAATGTGTCCTTGTCCTTTTTTTGTTGTGCAAGAATAATCTATCTTTCCATTATGGGGACTATCTACTCCACAAGCTTCTATAAAATGGTCAGTTTGCCTTAAATGTGGGTCTGGGGTTGTCATACGCAATCTATCACTGAAGTTACTGCTATTCCAGATACTGCTGAAATTCCAGTTGTTGAAACATAATTTGGAGTATATTTCATAACTGCTATGAGTTCTGCACCTACTCCCGTGTTGGTATTTATAGTCAATACTGGGATGCTATTGAATCCTCCCACAATATTCGTTGGGAGAGAGACATCTACAATTGCCCCACTTTCAGGAGTAACAATTGGTGTATAAGTATTTTTACCATCAGTGACTGTATCACCAGTCGTATATCCATATCCTGGTGATTTTACTATAATATCAGTAACTATTCCTGTTATGGAAGAACTTATTCCAGGTGCAGTTGTCCCAAGACCAACTACAGTCGTGCCAAGACCAACATTACCTTTACAATAACCATTACCAGAATTTAAAATTATAACTTTATCAATACCACCATCATTTTCATTAACTTCAACTTCTGCAATCGCACCTAAACCATAATTACTTTTATCAACAATTCTTATATCCGTTGTACCGTTTATATAACCAACACCTCTATTGAGTATTTCAATAGATAAAATTTTATTATTATCCCCAACTATTGGGATTGCTTTAGCACCAACTCCATTACCAGTGATATAAACTTGTGGAGGTATGCAAGTTTTCCATCTACTTCCAATCGGCATTCTCATTAAATCATCTTGATTGGTTGGGTTGATGACTTTAGAAGCACACGATGCATTTCTTAAAGCACTATCAATCAGTCCACCAAATCCAGCACCAAAAGTATCAGTCGCAGAATATAAAGGAGTATCACGAAGAGCATCCTCTATTGAACTTCCTGCTTTAGCAGCATCTTTAAACACATTAACACTACTAACCATTTTTTTCCAGTCATCTGCTTCCTTTTCACTTGGTCCGAATTTTGCTGCCCAAGTATGAGGTTGCTTACACGCAAGTCCAGTACATTCAAGAAAGCTAAAAATTTGCGATGCCAATGAACTTGCCTGATTTAAGATTCCAGAAATTGTTCCCAATCCCCCAGTTAACCAACTAATACCAGACATTATTCCAGATAATGCATCCTCAATTGCATTCATTAATTTGGCAAGAATCCCTGCAGTCCATTGTTCTGCTGCACAAAGAGGAACATTTAATGTCCTATCTACCAAATCTCGTAAAGCATTTGTAATAAAATCCAAAAGACTTGCTGGGAGTTTTTCCAGGATACAAAAAATTATATCAAGAATTTTTTTCATTGCTTCCAGAACAATTTTTTGTTGTGGTTGCGGAATAATAAGTCCAACTAATTTTCTAAATGCCCAAGTAATACATTTCATAATTGTATTTCTTAGATTATTGATAATCAGTTTTACAATTCCAAGTATTGACCGTGCAGTCTTACGGATTTGATTTCCTATATCTACGATTTCATTTAATACCGTATCTACATAAACATTCAAATACTTATCCAATCCATTTGTAATTGCCATAAAGTCCTGAAGACCTTGTGTAATATCACCTATCAATCCATTCTGGCAACCACTTGGTATTGTAATTTCTATGTCTGCTTTTTTCGCAACTTGCCATATAGATGATGCATCAAATTGAAGTCTATCTCCATATTGAGGAAAAACACGAGAGGTTCCAGTATAAAAACCGACAGTAGGATTAAAAGCAATATCTACCTTATCTTTTGCAGATAGTGGAGAAGTTTCTGCCTGTGGATTTTCTGGATTAATTTCCTTATCTTTTCTATGACTTCTTTGAGTTGATGGGATATTATTTCCAGGGTGACCAGTAAATGGTTTAAATTGAGAACTTTTTTCCTTTGCTATTACATCTTCACTGATTAAATTCTTAACTCCATCACTACGATGAAGAAGACCCATTATAACCGGTTGTTGTGCGTCATCTCCGTCAATAAAAAATCCAAAGCAAGTCTCACCACCCTTTAAATTTATTGTTGCCCCCATACCACCTTGCCCACTTCCAAAAGCAGGGTCCATCATAATCTGTGCCCAAGGCAAATCATCATCAGGAAGAACATTACCATCAAAAGTATGATGACCAACAATTCTTACCTTACATCTTGCTGCCCACACTTTACCATCAGAACCCTTTTCCTCCGAAAACTGAGATTTACTTTTCCAAGAGTTTTGATTTGCTACTTGCCCAATCCACCAATAAAAACCATCTTTACCAATGTAATTGGATTTCAATAAAGCCTCTTCAATCATCGTAAATTCTACACTCCAGTGCGTTTGGGTTTAAATCGCAAAATAGTTCTAATGCATTTGGTATTAAAGTATTATTTGGATTGTTCTTTTGATATTCCAAAAGTTCTTCCAAATGTGCTTCTAAGTATCTTTTTCTTTGTTTATTTAATGATGAATTTCCTAATTCATCATTTATATTATGTATGAATTGTTGTAAATTCATTTTTCTTACCCGTTTTGAGGACCGTAAAGACCGTAACTATCACGAATTAGTTTTACACTTGTAACCATTTGGTTTCCTTCAAAATGATGTCTTAATTCTTTAATCAAGTAGTTTCCACTCTGTTCGTCATCTGCTTCTTTATTGTCTGTTCTTGTGATTCTTGGAAACTGTGCCTTTATAATATCTCCAACTTTCAATCTTATGTTGCAAGGTATAACCATATTTAGTGCCTGAGTAAACAATAAATTATATCTAGAATAAGACATTGACATATCAGCACCACTTCTAGACTTACCACTTATCGTTCCATCATTATTCAAGTTTCCTCTATCGGAAGCTTTAAACATAATTCTACTAATACTATCTCCAAATTCTTCAGATACAGCAATACTTTTAGAAGCACCTAATTTATTCTTGACTTGATCCTTTACTGTGTATTTGTAAATATCTAAAGTACTTGAATACAAATCAAAATAATATGTTTTATTTGAGTACATACCAACTCTCAATGCTTTCATCAGGTCAATATTCTTTTCATACTTATAATTTAAAATTCTAAAATTTGTTTCTACATTATTGCTCTCAATTATTGGAGCATACTGATAACTATATATTGACTCCTTATCGGCACTATTATTTTGTATTTGAGTGCTTGATACTAAACTGTCAATACTTCTAAAATTAAAACCATCTTTATTCTCATAAAATAAAAATCCAGCAGTTCCCTTTGCTATTCCACTACTTTCACCCCCAGATGTTCCCGAATTTTGCCCGTTTGCAGGAACTGCTTTTGGACCTAACCAAGTCAAAACGTGAAATGGTTTTCTATTATTTCCAATAAAAGAAAATTCGTTTGATGTTGATTCTATATTTTCACTTTTAAACTTTTTAGTTTTTAATACATCCTTTAAAATTTTGGTTACTGTAGTCTGAATATTTCCTGCATATTTTCTTTCGCATCTAACAGTATCATTTGTTAAACCTTCACGAGAAACTAAGTGCAAAGTAAACATCTCACTTGATTTTTGAGCATCAAGATTACTAACCTTATAAACATAAAAAGCATTATCACCATCAAATAAAAACTCACCAAATGCAGTATCAACACTAATAGAAACTTTTTCTCCACCACGAATTGGCAAAAGATTGAATAGACTTGTGCTATTAATTATTTGTGCAGTAGCAGTTACACAAGGTGATAAAATATCTTCAAAATAATCAAAAAACAACAAGGAATTGGTAATATCAATTTTTTTACTACCATCCAATGATTGTATAATGAAATAATTTGGTTTAAATGCTGCTACAGATTGTGACATTAGCTTGCTGACAGATTAGTAAGTAATATGGTTTTCATAAGACTATTTACCAGTTGTCCTTCATCTGGACCAGGCATAATCACAGTTCCACCACCTTCACCTCCTCCAACAGGAATGAAGACTGGTTTTTGTTGTCCTCCACCACCTCCACCCATCAGAATAGGCATAATCACAGAAGCACCACCACCTGCTTGATTGTATGAAGTATAATACTGAATATTTTGTGGTGGAACTTGAAGATTTGTTGGTGCTGCTGCAACCATAGAAGACATTTGTGGAACTTGCATCATTTGTGATGATGCTGATGGTGTTGATGTTGATGTTGGTTGTGTCACTTGTGATTGTGGTTTGTTATTATCTTGGATTGCCAGATCCATGTTTGATGCTTCTGTTCCTTTAATTTCTCCTTTTTTTTGTGCTAATCCAGATTTAGAGTTTGGATTTAAGTGTCCTATCCAAGTATCAGTTCCTTGAATATATCCAGCAATTCCTCCTCTTCCATACCCACCATAATCACTTCCAGTAGGTCCAACTTGTGTGAGGGAAATAGGAACCTTTGTTCCCTTCTTCACAAAAACATCAATTGATTTTCCAGTTCCACTGTGTGTGTGTGCTTGTCTTGCACCTTCAACATAATTCTTTATTTCTTCATCACTATATTTTTTTCCTGGAACCAAATCAACACCAGGATTTAAATATACAGGAGAACCTTGTTGCAATAATGCTTTCACAGTCATCGTTGTATCTCTAACAACACTTCCTGCACTTGAACCTTGAAAATGTCCGTGAACCCATCCAGGTGAATTACTTACATTTCCAGTTTCCCCGAATTCGGCATTTCCACTACCATAACTTATTGGACCAGTTGGTTCATCTGGTGGGGGTGGCATTTCATCAGCAGATATTTCTTCATCATAACCAGTTGGTTGTTCTGTTTGTTGAGAAACACTTCCAAACAATCCCATCGCAACACCTTTCTCAAATCTACTTACAGCAGCATCAAACTTATCTATTGTATCCTTAAATGTAAGACCAGAAACAATACCTTTTTGTTTTGCTTCTTGTCCTTTTAATCTTTGTTCAAGTTTTTGTTTGAGAGAACTTCCTCCCTCATAAAATCTATCCGCAGCAAATCCACCAAGAAAACTTCCAGCCATATTTCCAACAACAAATCCAACACCTGGAATTGGGATAAGTGCTTGCCCGATTGCTCCACCAAGTAATCCACCAGCAAGTGCTCCACTTGCTCCTGCTGCTGCTTTTCCTACACTTTCACCTTCCGCAAGACCAGTCGCAAAATCAAGTCCAGCAAATAGTGCATTACCAACACCAACTGCTCTCATACCACCTAATTTCAATCGTGGTCCACTAAGTGTTGGTTTTGGTGGTTTTACATTTGTGGGTCTTTGTGGTTTTCCAAATTTTCCTCTACCTGGAAACATATTGCCAACAAATCCAGCAAGGTCTAATGCTCCACTAAACAAAGAACCTAATAGATTTCCTGGTTTTCCAAAAGTGCTTGCAATATTTAAATTGGCAAGAGCACTTATTTTTCTCTTTTCTGGTAATTTTAATTTTTCTAATGACCTTTTTTCTACTTCTAAAAATTTACCAAAATTAATATATTCACGTTGAAACTTTGGTAATGAATTTGACCTAACACCAAGTGAAACAATATTATTTGCTGCAGCAACTAATGGAGAAGAAAGTGTTTTCATTACCCGTCAACGATATTATAGACCATTCTGGAATAAAGAACCAAGAAATTATCTGTATTTGCTGCTGGTAACAATGGAACCGATGGACCATTTCTTTGTGTTGAAGGAGGAGCACTCACACCACCACCTCCAGTTTGTTGTTGTGTTGCACCACTCATATCAATCGGCATCACAATAGGTTGTTGTTGCTGTTGTGATGGTGGTGGTTGTGCTACTTGCTGTGCGATTTTTTGTCTCATTTGTGTTGCTGTTGGTGCTGCTGCTACTTGTGCTGATGATGGAAGAACTGGTGCCGATGGTACTTTAGCATATTGCTGCATTCTTTGATTAAATAGTTGATTAAAATTAGAACCGTATTTTTGTAGTCCAGTATAAGTAGACTTTTCTAATTCTTTTTTAATTGATGATGGATCTTTTTTTAATTTTTCAACTACTGCTTGTTCCCCTCCAGTAAAAAGACTTGATATATGACCTCTTGTAATTAAATTTTGATTTTCAGGAGTAAACTTAGCAGTCTTTGGGTCCAATCCAACTGCTTTAGCCCTTTCTTCTAAATATTCTGGTTTATGTTGATATCTTCCAACTGGACCAGTTGCTTTTTTTGCAACTTCTGTAATCGTCATTTCTGTTGCACCAGGTAATGTAGTTCCTGGATACATAGCTTCATAATTGCCACCAGATTCTGGAGAAGCAATCATATCCATCAAAGATTTCATTTCTGTTGGAGCATTTCCTTGAATAAGTTGAGTTGGTCCGGGAGGTGGTCCAGGAGGTTTAGGTGGTGCTGGTGGTTTTGCCACACCACTACCAGCAGAAGAACCAGGAGGTTGTTGTTTTGGTTTTCCTGTTTTGAATAAGTTACTAATCGCATTTGCAAATCTATCAACAATTGAAGAAAATCTATCAATCGTATCACCGGAAATTTCTGGTGATGCTCCTGCAACTTGTTCCTGTGGACTATCAGAAAGTGCATTCACAACACCAGCACCGGCAGCACCTAATCCTAATGCACCAGCACCAAGAGCAAGCATTTTTCCTTTGCTCTTCATCATTCCTCCAAGTCCTCTTGGAGCAGATTTTTTCAACCCACCACCAGGAATATCAACATCAAGATTTAGCCCTCCACCACCAGAAGAAGAAGCAACAGGAAGATTGGATAATTGCTTTACAATTTTGATTATAACTTGACGAATTAATTTTGCAACCTCAAAACTTTCAGTAAATGATTTTTTAAGTGCCTCTAAATTATCTCTTACTTTATTAATATTTTTTTTATTACCAAAGAAGTTTATAAAACCTAAAGCAGTCTTATAAACATTTAAAAACTTACCAAGAATACCAATTGGTTTTGCATCATCTACTTGTTTTATTCTTTTTTGATAATCAGCAGAAAATCCTTGAAGTGTGTTATTAATTACACTTGTTAAATTATTATTAATATTTGTAGATATTGTACTTACGATGCTATCTATTGCTGGAGCTGCTGGTTGAACTCCTGCTCTTTGAAAACCTACAATTTTATTTGCAGCACCATTAATAACAGAAGCACCAAGTACAGAACCACCTGAAATAAAATTCTGTGCTGCTGCTCTATTTGTATTCTGTCTTCCTACTATTTTTTCTGGTCTAAGAACAGAACTAACCATTTTGTTGCTGCTGTTTTAATTTTTCTTCTTCAATATGTTGCTGTAAAAGTGCTAAGTAAATGTCCCTTTCCCAGGGCATCATATTTTCAATCTCAGTTAATGAATATTTATGGAACTGCATCAAGGCAAAATTAATTCTAAAGTATGACTCCAATTCCATATAAGCCATACTTAACCGAAAAAAGATGTTAAACCCTCCAACGTTACTTCACTTTCTATACCAGTTTTTGGATTTTTAACTTTTACAGTATGTGCAAGTTTTGGCATTGTATTGAAAAAGTTTTCAATCTGTTTAAATTGATTTGAATCAAGTGTTTCAATCCAAGCAATTAATTCTTTTTTTGTACAATCTGATGCTGCCCAACTTTCTTCTTCATTAAAGATTATATCAATACAAGAAGCAATAATATCTAAAGATTTTTCAATATTTGATGCGGTTTGTTCGGTATTAAAATCAAAATTATTTTTGATAAATTGGTCTAAAGAAGGATACTTCATTCTCAGAACTAAAGAATCATCAAGTTTAATATCGGTACTATGATTTTCCTCTTTTTGAACTTGAATTTCATCAATGTAAATTGTCACTGGAACTTGAGTTTGCATATCATCACTACAAGTAATAACCAATTCAATTGATTCTCCTACAGACTTTGAACGAAGATTCAAGAATAGATACTCAATATCAAAAGTTGGAAGTTCTTCTACTTTAATTCCTTTTGTTAAAATACATTCTTTTAATACTTGCTTAATTGCATTTGTAATTTCTTTCGTATCTTTACTTTCCAGTGCAAGAATTAAAATCTTTTCTTCTTTAACTAAAAATGGTCTGTACTTAATTGTTTTTCCTGTTGAAGGCAAAACCAACTCATACGTTGGTGTAGAAATTTTTGGTAATGGCATAATTCAATGTTTCAGTGCTTTTATTTATTTACCTCCTCACATTATGCTTTTCAATTACATAACGGGAGTAACTAAAAGTGACTATTGTTTTGGTGATTGTGCTTCCTTCATAAGTCACTGGCATTGCTGCTATATTTGTAGGAAATGCATCAATTAAACGATAAGTTATTCTGGGAACATCTTGTATAACTCCCCCAGATTGATTTGGATTGGATGTATTAAAATCTCTCTCAAATTTTACAATTGATATAATTCTTTTATAGGATGATGGATATCTTAGTCTAAAAAAGTCTGGAGTATTTTTGGCATTTCCTTGTCCTTTTGAACTTGGTTGCACTTCTCCAGAATTTGTATAAAGTGGATTAATATAATTCATCCATTCTTCAAAAAGACGAATGAGTTTATAATCATAATCAACATAAAAGGTCATTGTGACATCTGGATAAACTCTTTTAGTTGGAAATCTTTCTATCACTCCTTGATATGAACCGATTTCTTCTGTGACATCAAAGGTTGCACCAGGAAGTGCAGTTTCTGCACAATAAAAATCAAACAACTTTGAGACTTGTAAATTATCGGTAATCCCTGCAGTTCGCAACCATCCCATTAATTCAGTATCATTATCAGTTAAATGCAACGATACTTTAAATTGACTCGTAAGAGATAACTTCCCAAAAATATCCAACGCACCAGGAAGTTCTCCAGTAGGAGTCGTCATCTTCGTATATAAAGGTCCAATTTCAGGTTGTCCTGCTCTTTGTCCTTTAGTTGCCATTTATAAATACGATTAAGATTATATAATATGTATGCCTCGTAACGAAGATAGTAAGTATAGGCAAGGAAAATATAGACCACAAAACCCAGAAAAATATAATGGTGACCCAACAAATATAGTTTATAGGTCATCATATGAATTGAAGTTTATGCAATATTGTGACCTAACTGAAAGTGTAAATGGTTGGAAATCTGAAGAATTTTGGATTCCTTATCGTTCTCCAATTGATAATAAAATTCACAGATATTTCCCAGACTTCTTCGTTAAATATAAAGACAAAAATGGAAATAACAGACATCTGGTTGTAGAAATTAAACCACAAAAAGATTTAAAAATGCCAGAAACAAATCCAAAAAGAAAAACAAAATCTTGGGCATATGCTGTTAAAACTTGGGCAGTCAATCAAGCAAAATGGGAAGCAGCAAGAGAATATTGTGCAGATAGAAATTATGAGTTTCGTGTTCTGACAGAAAAAGAATTAGGTATCAAATTATGATAGCAGAAGAAATTATAAAAGAAACAGGAGGAAAATATAAAAGTACCAATTGGTATGTCAATTCATTGATGAATTCTTTATTAGAATACAACAAAAAAGATATCAATCAATTAGATACTGGATTTATAATTCCTGGGGATTTGGTGTTTTTTATGTACAGTGCCAAGTATCCTCAAAGATATGATTATTGGGATATGCATCCACTATCTTATATCATTGAAGTAAATCCAAGAGAAGGTTCATTTTTTGGTTCAAATCTTCACTACCTAACACCAAAGTATCGTGAAGCAGTTGCAAATTCTTATCTAAATAAATCAGGTATTGTAAATGCACCCAAGAAAACTTTACATAAATATCTCTTCTCTGGAGTAATGAGTGATTTCTTTAAAGTGCCTGAAGGAGAATGGGCAGGAGTATCTTTACTTCCAACAGAGAAATTTGTGGATAGACGAGGACAACCAGTATTTAAAACCAAAGTTTGGGACGCACCATAAATGTCTGACTGGATAATACTAAACGATAATTTTTATACATCAAATGCTGGACCAATTCCATTTAGACTTGGAATTGAGTATAATTATAAAACTGGAGATTATCAACTTAAAGAGCAACCACCACATAATGTAATTGCTCCTGCTGTATTTTTTCTAAATGGTAGTTGGACAAGTGCGGCAATAAGTGACCCAAGATTATTTCAGGATGGGGATCCAAATAAACCCACACAATTAGCAAAAGATTATGCGTTAACTATCAATAAGGTATCTTATGCTGCTTTCCAAACGAGAGGAGGAACGGCAAAAGGTAATAAGATTAATGCTGCAGCACAACCACAAAATCAAGGAAGATTTATTGTTAACAATGCCCCTGCTGGAGCAGGGCCACCACCTTCATTGCCTGGATTAGGAGGAACATCACTCACTGCCCCACCAGGACAAGGAAACTTTTTTGACCCTGGACTTAATTTAGGAAATTATAAAAATTTTGAAAGTGAAAATGAAAAAAAATTATTTAAAGGTCTTTTAAAGTACCCAAAAGATATTCTTGAAAATCAACAAGATACACTTCATATTACAATGTTTAATTATAGACCACCTCTTGAAGGATTGTTTGATCCAGAACCAGGCAAAGCAATAGATATAAAATCTATATTCACTGAAGGAGTTCAAAGAAATAGTGCATTAAAAGATCCAATCGGAACAGTCATTCTACCAATCCCATCTGGAATCTCGGATTCCAACAATGTGGAATGGGGAGATGATAGAATGAATAATATGACAATGGCAGCTGCTGGATATGTAGGTAAAAATTTGCTTGGAACTGGAATTCAACAATCTCTTGTTGCACTTGCTGCTGCCATTGCACAACAAAAGGGGGGATTAAATCTGCCATCAGGAGCAATAAATCAAGCAGCATTATTAAAGGGTGCAGATGCTGACTTAAATATGCCAGAAGTAAAAACAGCATTAATGTCAATGATATTAAAAAATGCTGGATTTGAAGTTTCCCCCGAAAGTATTTTGGCAAGGGGTGCTGGATTGGTTCCAAATTCAAATCTTGAACTCTTATTCAGAGGTCCAACTCTCCGTCAATTTCAATTCGCATATCGTTTTAGTCCAAGAAGTGAAGGAGAGGCAGCAGATGTAAGAAGAATCATCAGATTCTTCAAGCAAGGAAGTGCTGCAAGAAAACTTAATGCAACAAAAGGTGCTGGTTATAGATCAGTTTTTCTTGGTTCTCCAAATGTTTTTAAGTTGGAATATAAAACTGTGGGAGGAAAATCAATTGCAGGTGTAAATAAATTTAAAATATGTGCTCTTCAAGGAGTATCCGTAAATTATGCTCCTGATGGTCAGTGGTCAGCATACGAAGAAGGACAACCAGTTTCTTACACAATGTCTTTAGGATTTCAAGAAATTGAACCCATATATGAAAGTGATTATCAAGATACAATATTTGATGGTCTATCTGGTGATTATAATAAAATCACAGAAAACGATATAGGATACTAATATGTCATACTTTAGAGAACTCCCAAACTTTGAGTACATCTCAAATTTTCCAAATCAATCTTTTAACACTGATTATACTGTAACAAAAAATCTATTTAAAAGAGCAAAACTTAGAGATGATATTGCAAATGCAGTTTCTGCCTTTGAGTATTATGAAATAATAGATAACGAGAGACCAGACCAAGTAGCACAAAAAGTTTATAATGATTCATCTCTTGATTGGGTAATATTAATTACAAATAATATTACAAATCTAAATGAGCAATGGCCTTTAGATAATAATAGTCTTTACAAATATCTACTGGACAAATATGGTGATGATGAAACAATTGCACAAGTCCATCATTATGAAACAATAGAAGTCAGAGATGAATACAATAGATTAATTATTCCTGGTGGTTTGCAAGTTGATCCAGGAAAAACAATATCAGTTACGACAAATTCAACAGATTTAAATTACAATCTATCGGAATTTCCAAGTGCAGATATAGATAATGTAATCACAATTAACTTAAATCAATTTGTTCGTGTTTTTGGCAATAATCTAACAAATGAAAATACTGATGCCATTGTAAAAGATATTGAAACTAACAAATCTTTCTTGCAAGTAAAAGCAAGAGATACTAATACCCCAATATCAATCACAAATACTTTATCGGATTGGCCAAATAGTTGGGGTGGAAGTTTTTCAGTTGTTGGAAGAAATAATGTATCAACGACTGTACAAGTTGGTGATGTTGTTTTTGAAAATGACGTTGTATTAGATCCATCATTATATGAAATTGTTGGGGAACTTCAAGATGGAAAAGTTGTTCCAGTGTTTAAATTCTTACCTCAATCCTAAATAAAAATAAAAAATGGCAACTCCATTACCTGGCGTAAAAATAAAAATATCTACAGAAAAGCAAGATACTAAAATTACAAGTACTACAGGAAGTACAATATCAACAAAAAATAGTTTTAAAGCAGTTACAAATTATGAATATGAAGTTGATCAAAATGAAAATAAAAGGTTAATTTTAATTCTAAAACCAGAATATCTTTCTGTATTCATCAGTGATATGAAGAATATTATGAAGTACGATGAATCCTCACAATATGTAAATGAAACTACAAAACGTGGTTATAATCCAAAAATAACAGGGGTATAAAAAAAGGGAGGTTATAAACCTCCCTTAACTATTTCAACTTTCTGCTAATTTTTGAAAGTAGGACAGTGCATCATCTTCATCATCATCTTCACTGGAAGAACTTGAAGGACGAGAAGAAACAGATTGCTTAACTGAAACTTCAACTTCTTCTTCCTCATCAATCGTCTCAGGGTCTTGGAACTTAGGAGTTCCTTTAAGACCAAGAGTGTAATCAAGACGTTTCTTCAAATCTTCATAAGACTTGAACTCACTTGGAGCAACAAAATCATTCAAGTTGTTAAGTGATTTATAGATTGATTCCAGTTCATCATCATCGTCAAGAAGAGCAGAAGGTGCTGCAAATTCAGACTTATCATAGTTCCAATATCCATCCTTCTTCACCAGTTTCAGTTTGAAGTTAGCACCCTTCCAGAAATCAAAAGGATTGATTGGTTCTTCATCATCAAACTCTGGTTGCATCGCAGCACTAATCTTATCAAAGATTTTCTTACCAAACTTATAAAGAAAAACCTTTCCTTCGTTTGCTGGATTCGCAGGATCTTTTACAACATAAATGTTTGCAAAATAAGAAAGTTTGCGTTTTTGCTTACGTGCTTCTTCCTTATCTTTATCAGAACCAGAGTTCCACAGAACACGGTTCTTCTCACAAACAGGACAATTTTGTCCCAGAGTCGTAAGGCAATTATCAATCAACCATCCACCAGGACCTTGAAATGCGTGAGACCAAACTTGTGCCCAAGGTAGATCACAACCTTCGGGAGCAGGAAGAAAACGGATTACTGCAGAACCAGTTCCTCCTTTATCCATTGCAGGTTTCCAAAACCTATCATCATCTTTAGAACCACCATCGTTGAGTTTCTCAACTTGTTTGATGAGTTTCTCGGTCAAAGAACCCATCTTGGATTGCTTTTTAAGATCAGCAAAAGACATTCGTATTCTCCGTATTAGTAGTATTGAGACGTATTGTACGTATTAATTGTAGCAAGAATCAAGTTATTTGTCAAGTGTTTCTTCAAGGTTTTGGATTGACTCTTCCAGTTTTTCAAAGAAAACATTTAAATTGTCTCCTGGTTTCAATCCAAACATTTTGGCAGAATCCAGAATTCTATTTTTCATTTCAATTGCTTCTGGGTCATCAGATAATGATAATCTAAAAACAAAATTTTTTTGTTTTTCTAAAAAAAGTTTCATCTTATCAAGATGTTCCTTTTTTTGTTTTGAGTCAAAGAAAGGAAGAGAAAACAATTCATCAAAAATACTCTGCTGAAGTTCTTCCAATTCAAGTAAAGATTCTCTGACTTGTTCCGAATCAAAAAATCTACTCATAACACAATCTCCTGAAGAACTTTCTTGTACTTTGCTACATCAATATTTAGAAATGGTTTGTATTTTATAATCCTTAACCTGACGGTTTCCCACACTGGATCTGTCATCTTTTTGTCAAACTTTTTAACATAACCCAATATCATATCCAATATTACCATTGTTTCTAAACTGACTGCTTTTTGAAAATATTTTTTGAGAATTTCTGGATGTTGATTATTTTTTATCTCAAACAAGGTTTCAAAATTATCTTTGTTTATAAAAACTTCTACCTCTGTCTTAAACAAATAAAAAAGACTCTGAGATTTTTTCAACCAATTAGTATATGTTTCTTCTCCAGAGTTTATGATTTCTCCAATCCATAAAGTTTCTGGATCATTACATTCTACGAAGTTAGCAACAAAATATGCTTTTATTTCGTCATCACTCTTCTGTCTAGAAGTTCGTTCAAAGAAAAATCTATCTTTTCTCTTATGAAAAGAGTCCAGAGATGCTCTGGACTTTCCACAATATTTAAAGTAATCGTAATTTTCTTTTGTAAAATGATTTTTAAATGCTAAGTAAGTTTTATATACATCAAATGGAGTCACAATGGTAATTTAGCACGAGTAGTTTTTTTCAAAAAATTCAATTCAATAGCATCATTTTTAATTTTTTCTTTTAATGGTTTTGAAATTAGTTTAGAAACTGTTTCAATTTCAATGCTATTTTCTTCACAGTAAATAACGATTGCATCAATGTAATTGATTTTAGAATTTTTTACAATATTTTCTATATCCTGTGCAAACCTTTGAGGACATAAAAACTTACTATTTAATTCGTCCTTTACTTTATCATTCATATTGGTGAAGTTTATCTCTAACAAATTCTCTAATATATTCGGTGAGTAATTTAATGTATTTTTGTTTGTCATATTCTTCATAAACAATGCATTCTCCATTTTCACAAGCCATAATGATGACTAATTTCTTTACCATTATACCAGTAATCTCGTATAACATACAACCATATGCCATACACTGAACAAAATAGTGTTCAATCCACTCTCGTGGTTTTGGTTTTTTAGAAGTCTTAAAGTCAATTATTGCTAACTCACCATTATACTCTCCGATACAATCTACAGTTCCTGCGATACCAAGAACTTTACTGTAAAGAGAACCTTCAAGAGCATAAATGTTATTTATACAATTTAATTCTGGTTTTGCGATTTTGAAAAGGAAATCAGATAAAGGTTGAACTGGTGGAAGGTCTTTATTGTAAAGATAATTTTCCACCAGTGTATGCATATCAGTTCCACGACTGGTTGCTTGTTTAGTAATTTTATCTGCTTGCTTTTCCCCAACTTTTTTTCTCCAATCAGCAAAGAACTGACGGTTCTTATGACTGGTTACAGAAGTAATTGAAACAAGTTTAATTGGTTTATCTTCTTCTGGTATTGTGTAATAACGAACACCATCTATGGTTTCCCTTTCAAGTTTTGGAAGATTAATATCAATATGAGTGAAAAGATTACTTTTTATTTGTTTTTCACCATATAATTCATTATATTTTTCAATTAAAGGATTAGACATCAATAACCTGCTTCCATTTTTGCAACAATATATTCTTTTACAAGTCCAGACCTACAAATATCATCTACTCCAAATTCAATAATATCAAAAGATTCCATTTTTCTTAGAATATTCATAAAATCACTAATGCCGTTTCTTTCATTTGTTTTAACCAAATCCGATTGTGTGGCATCTCCACAAAAAATAATTCTGCTGTTTTCACCAACACGAGTAATGATAGAATCTAATTCGTGAAAATTAAGGTTCTGATATTCATCAACAATAATGATTGAATTATCAAGTGTTGTACCACGAATAAATGAAGTGCTCCAAAACTTTACAGTTTCCTGAGATTTAAGATTACCATAAAGCATTTCAAAGTCAGCATCACTTGGCATCTGGAACATATACTTTACCATATTCTTATAAGGAATTTGATAAAGAGCAGACTTATCATCGTGGTCTCCTGGAAGAAAACCAATCTCACGAGTTGCTACAAGAGAACGAACAACATAAATTTGTTCGTATGGTGTAGTTTCATCTAATACATCTCTAAGTGCATTATAAAGACTGATGAAAGTTTTACCTGTTCCAGCACAACCATAAGCAACTAAATGCTTTCCATTTTGATATGAATCAAAAAGTTTTTTTTGATTTTCAGTTAAAGGTTCAACATCAATGAGATAATCAGCACTGATTGGTTTTCTCCTCTTCATCTGCTTGGATGTGTAACCAACACCAATTGGTTGATTATCATTGTTTCTTCTTTTTCTTGCCATAGTTAAATCGGTTTTACATTTGCACCTGGAACTTTTGAAACCTTATGGAGGACATCATTCCATCCTGGATTTCTACTAACGTGTTTACTCAGTAAGTCACCAACTTCTCCTGGTGAAGCACAACCCTGAGACCAGTCTCTTTGCCATTCTGGGTTGTCTTTATACCATTGAGTAATGTCGTGAACACTCATTTCAATTACTTTTGTTTCACCAGTTTCCTTATGAATAATAGGATAAATTGCCATATTTTATAATTATTACGAAAATATTTATTCTATGCAAATAGATGGAGCATCAACACAATCTGGGCATCTTTCATTTGGTTTCCATCCAAGTGCCTCAGAAACATTAGGAAATTGACAAATAAACACACATTTTGCTGCCTCTGCAATTTCCATATGTTCTTTTTGAGTTCCATTTGCAGAACGTAGATTGATATAATGTATCCATGACCTGCAAGAACCGGTCATATAGATTCGAGTAGGTGTTGCAAGTGGAAGTACAAACCTTGCACATTCCTTTGCTACCCCTGCCTCCAACATCCTCTTGTAAAGATTATTAGAGTTGGCAAACAGTTCTGCAATTTCTGCTTGAAATTTAAGTTTTACATAATCACCAAGATCATTTGTAGAATTCTGACGGTTCTTAGTATCTTGCTTACGAAGTTCTGGAATAGGAATATTTCCAGTAATCAAATTTGTGTCAGCATATCTTTGTGAAAATTCTTGAAATGTAAAACTTCTATGACGAAGTATCTGTGCTGCTATGCCACGATTAGTTTCAATCTCAAGAGTCATAGTAGCCTGTTCAAACACAGACCAATGATTATGCTTAATACAATAAGCAAGCAACTTGGCATAGTTTTCGTTGTCTTGGTTCGCAGGATTACTAACTCTCGCAATATATGCCATTGTTTTTTCTGCATCGGGAGTTACCGAAATAAGTTTTACTGCCATTTCTTTCCAAATCCTTTTGATGTTTTTGCTTCAAGTTCTGAAAATTGTTTTTTGAGTGAACGTAATTGTTCTTTCATCTCTTTGATTTTTTCATCAGTATAAAGATGTTCTTGCTTTACCAATCGTTCAAGAAGTTTAATTAGTTTTTTTGCTCTATTAGTCGGCATATCCGTCGTCATCCTCAAAAATTTCATCGTAATCAGTAATGGTTCTCTTTGGTGCCTTATATGCAGAAACATCAGAATAAATTTCTGCCTTTAGAGAATCAACTAAAAGTTCCAAATTACGGACAATAAGTTTTAGTTTTTCTTTATCCATAGAATGTTTTCTTCTCACTTTATATTAACACAAAAAAAGGGAGAAGACAATCCCCCCCTTTATCTTATTTTTTTGTTTTTTTATCTTTAACTTGATAGTTGTATGATTTTGGATTTACAGTTCCTTCTGTCCATTTAATCTTTAAGATATTGCCTTTACCATATTGATCGTAGTAATTATCAAATACTTCTACAAACGAACCTGCTTGCACAATATCATATTTTGTTTGATCATCTTCAAGATATGTAATTAAATAAGAATTCCTGGGCAAACTTTTATTATTTGATACAGAAGGATCACAATTTTTATGTATTAATAGCATAATCAACTTCTATTTCCCCAAGTAATATCTGGGTATGCTTCAGAAACTATTTCTTTAGTAATTTTATATCTTGTTTGTAATTTTTTATCTTTACACAAACAAAGAATCTCTGCTTCTAATGGATGTAAACCTTCCAACAGATTTACAAAAATATTTTCTCTACGAATACCATTTAAAGAATCATTACCACCCTTTACAAAGTTATAAAATTTATCATATTCCTTACGTATTGTAGAATACTTTTGGTCAATTGCTCCGATTGAAGAATCACTCAATTGTTTAACTGCTTCTTCAATTCTTTCAGACATTGTTGTCGTCTTCATCGTATTATCCCCAAAAAAGGGAACATCACCTTCTGGCAAAACAGATATTACCGATTCATCAAAATTCCATATAAAAATTGCTTTTAAAGAATCGTGCTCATATTTTTTAAGTACTTCAATCTTTTTTGCATTAGTTCTTTGTGAACTAACAAGTTTTAAAACCTCAAAAGCAAAAGGATTTGCAGGGAGATCTATACTTTCATTTGCAACTTCTTTTGCTTTTGAAGTAGTTCTTTTAGTCGTTGTTTTTTCTTTTACTGTCATTGTCATAAAATTAATGCAGAATTAAATTAATTAAATTTATTTATCAATCATTATCACTATCATCTTCATCAATAAAATAATCAGGATCAAATCTTACTGAAACAATTTCTTGATCAATTAACTCACCATTTTTATTGTAAAACTCTGGATGATAAGCAATTTGTTTTGGTCCTTCCTGATAGTTCATCATATATTCTCTGGCACTCCACCCGATAAAAAGTCCTACCATAAAAAACAAAACAAATAAAAAAGAACCAAACACTAAATACGTTGCTGTCATTGATCTTCTCCGAGAGACTACTTTTTTTTCATTATATCTAATTCAATTTTGAAATATATCTCTCTTTTAAGGAAAGAAAATACTTTTTCAAAATTGAAAGTTCTTAATGTCAATTTTGTTTCCTTTTTCTCTCCTCCTTTTTTTCTAAGCATTAACTCAAAACCACGATTAATGCCATAATTTCCAAAATTATTTATAGACACGATCAGAGCATATTATTTTCTTTCAAATAAGAAATCGTATCGGTACATCCACCAAGATGCAAATCATTTAAAATTACCTGAGGAAATGTTGAACCTTCTCCAAATTCGGAATAAAATTGCTCTCTATTAAAATCAGTGTTGAGTTCATATGAAGTAATTTTATATCCCTTTGATTCACTCAGAAGATTTAAAATTGTCTTTACCTTATCGCAATAAGGACAACCTTGTTTTGAATAAACTGTAAAATTCATAATACTATAAAACTTTATTTTGTCTTTGAGGATATTTATAGAGCACTTGCTCTTGCTTATTGTGCATCCATTTTATTATAGCACTTCTTTTTTCTTCTGTAAAAAAGATTTGCTTTGAGAACCAATCTTCCCAATCTGTGTGCCCTTTATCATGATTGCATTCTTGACAACAGCACACAACATTATTTGTAAAATCAGTACCACCCTTTGATCTTGGAACTATATGATCAATAGTTAATTTTTCTTCAGAACCACAGTAAGCACACTTATGATTCCAATTTTCTTTAATGTGCTGTCTCCATATTCGTCTTGCCTCTCCAGAACTTGTTGTGTAAAGATTGAACAAATATTCTTCAGACGAATGAAAAGGAGTCATAAGTTTTTGCAACTTATGACTATTTAGAGATTAAACTTACGTCTAAATGCTTCAAAGTTTATTTGGATTTCTTCATTTGTTAATTCACGATTATAAATCATACAATTGTTCCATAAGCAACTGTAATTACTTGTTCCTGTTCCAAATATTTTATTTAAATTAATTTCATCAGAATTATTCCAATCATTTGAAGAACCTAATGTTTTAGTAGATCCATTAGTTGATATAAAAGTATAATAGTTTGTTGTTACTCCGCAAACAACAAAAGTCCAGTCACTAAATGATGTGGATTGTGTTGGTGGTATAGCAACATTAGAAACATTAGTGGATGGATAAGATCTATTAGAACCCCATACAATTCTTACAGCACCTTGACCACCTTGACCACCGTTCCTTACGTAATTGATTCCTAAAGTACTCTCTGGTCGTGTTCCACCACCTCCACCATAAAGTCCCCCAGAAGATCCTCCAGTTGCCCCCGAACTTCCACCACCTCCACCTCTATTATCATATCCAGATGTATAGTTTCCCCCAGACCCATTAGCACCTGATCCATATATTCCAACTCCACCTCCAGAATTTAAAATTTCTGAATATGTACTAACTACTAAACTACCTTGACTATTTCCTCCTCCACCTCCTCCACCACCAAGACCAGAAGTGGATCTATCTGAAGCATTAGTTCCACTAGATCTAGCACCAGTTCCACCAACTCCAGTATATCCACCAGCACCTCCACCTCCACCAGAATAAGAAGATCCTCCTCTTCCTCCAATTCCACCATTTCCACCATTAGTCGATGAAGTCCCTCCAAATGTTCCCCCAACTCCAGGACTTGGATAAGTTTCTCCATTTTCTCCCCCTTGTCCTCCAGTTCCACCAAAAGCCTCAAGAAGAGAAGTTCCAGAATGGGACCCTGTTTTTATATAACTTGATTGTCCAGTTGAACCTGCTCCAGCAGTACCACCAGAAAATGAAGTTGTTGAAATTCCTCCAGTTCCACCACTTCCAACTCTTATGTATAAAACATCACCTGGAGTTACAGATATAGTAGAACCAAATGATAGTCCACCACCTCCACCACCTCCTCCTCCTTCTGAGGAATTGTGTCCACCACCTCCTCCACCACCACCAACACATATAGCAGTAATAGTGCTCACACCAACTGGAACAGTCCAAGTTGTAGTTCCGACTGAAGTAAAAACTTTTTGCCCTTCTTGTTTTGCATTGTCCTTCATCTGCCATCCACCAGAAGTTCCATATCTTCCAAATTGAACTGAAGATCTAGAACTATCCTGTTGAAACCAATAATTCCATTCACTATTTGTTAACGTCTGTGGTTTCACCATCATACAAATCGTAAATCCTCTTCCCGTAGAGGCACTTACACTTACATTTGTATTGCTTATATAAGATGAAGTAGTTGTAGATATAAAATGACTTGTTGTTCCTGAGGATACAAATGTTTGATCAAATGCTGTATTTGTGGCACCATAACCCACTAAATTCTTGATTGCTGTTCCTACACCAGAATATGACTTACTATTTCCAGCATCATTCAGATAAATCAATCCATCAGTAACAATTCTTGTCTTAATATATCTTCCCATTTAACTATTATTAGTTTTCTTGTATTTATGGGCACAAGCACTCCTTGCCCAAGCACGACTTAAACTATTTACGTGAGAACAAGATTTTCCAGACTCCCCGCAGTGTGGACATTTAGCATCTGGGGGGTCTCCAACGTAACCCTCAGGTGTATACATCTTTTTCTTTTTGAGATTCTCTGCTTGTTTATGTTTACGATGGTTCATACCACCACAGGTTCTCCTTGACCTTCTGGTAATTTGATTTGCCCAAGTTGTTCCTGATGACGAACATTCTCTTGAACATTAGACATAACAACATTAGATGTAGGAAGTGCCTTCGGAATCTCAATATCAATCACAGGACTCATCAGAATCTTATTTCTTGTAATGGTTCGGTTTTGTGGGTCAAAGGAAACCATTGTCAGTGCATCCATCTCATCACCACAATCAACAATCTTTCTTCCAGTCTTGGTTTCAATGACTGAAAAATATTCTTCGTTATACTTTTTCATTTTTCAATTCCTTTTCTTCATTATAAGATGGTTCTGGTTTTCTGTAAAGACCTGGCCAGGTATTCCTGATAATCTCTGCAAGTTTATAGGGTGTCTCCGAACTAATCATTTATATTTTTCAAGAGCATAAATTCCATTTTTCTCCACAATCGCAGAACAGGTATCACACCAATCACCACAGCACATATACAAAAGTTTATTAAAGTATCTCACATTTCCGTGATGAATGTGCCCACAGATTACACCATCATACTTCTTATCTCTTTGCACACAATATGATGCAATATCAGTCTCATAACGATCAATATAATTTTTACCACGAACCGTATTTTTTAAAGCATACACCAAAGAGAATCTAAAAAATCTTTCCAGAAATAAACTTAATGGTGTAATGATCTCATATCCTTTATTGAACATCAACTGCTTCCAAGACCCAGAAGAATATTCCGAATACTTATCACCGTGAATACAAAGAAACTTATTACCCTTTGAGTCCTTATGAGTGTATTCGTCTACCATTTGAAAGTTCTTATGTTCAAAATTAGTATAACGACGAATTTCTGCTTCGTGATTTCCAAGAATATAAATGACTTCTGTTCCTTTTTTTGCCAAGTTTAAAATTTGATGAACACATTTTGTATGTTCCTTTGTCCAACGGGTATTATATTTTTCCATACAGTGAATATCAATAATATCACCGACCAATACCAACTTTTTAGTTTTTAAGTTTTTAAGAAAATTATAAAATTTTTCAGTATCACATCTTGGAGTGCCCAAATGAACATCAGATAGAAAAACTGTATCGTAAGTCATAATCAGAATCTTGATGGGGTATAGTCCATATTTTCAAGAATATCATTTAATATTTCACCATATTCTTTAAATCGTTTATCTCCTGCAATAAAACGACGTTGACGCATCCATACAGCATCTGCCAGAAGTTTAACTTGTTCTTCTGTGAAAGTTATAGTTTTCATAGTTAAAAGGTAACTATTGTATGTATTAGAAATCTTGTGCGACTGATAATATGAACATAATAACACCAAAAAGTTCAAAGAGAAAGAGTATTAAAAGAAATGCCATAAAAAAAGGAGTCCGTTTAGAACTCCCTTATTTATTTTTTAAGTTTGTCCTTGTGAATAGACAGGTTGTAAAATACCCCCATCTTGATCATCGTCATTATCGTGATCCTCATTAAGAATAACGATTAGAGCAAATACAAACAGAACCAAGTATAAAAGATACTGAGAGTTCACAGTGCGTTGCCCCGTGGTAGAACCTCTTCTGGGAACACAAAGTTCTCATGAGGTTGATCAACTGGTGCCATCCACGCTCTCAATCCTTCGTTAAGGAGGATGTTCTTTGTATAGAACGTTTCAAACTCAGGGTCTTCTGCCGCTCGAATCTCCTGACTTACAAAATCATAAGCACGAAGATTGAGAGCCAAACCAATAATGCCAATAGAACTAGTCCAGAGACCCATAACGGGAACAAAAAGCATGAAAAAATGTAACCAACGCTTATTGGAAAAAGCAATTCCAAAAATCTGCGACCAGAAGCGGTTCGCAGTAACCATTGAGTAAGTCTCTTCCTCTTGCGTAGGTTCAAATGCTTTGAACGTGTTTGCTTGATTGCCATCTTCAAATAGCGTGTTTTCAACTGTTGCTCCGTGAATCGCACAGAGCAGTGCTCCACCCAGTATACCAGCAACTCCCATCATATGAAAGGGGTTAAGAGTCCAGTTGTGGAAACCTTGTAAGAATAGGAGGAACCTAAAAATCGCAGCAACACCAAACGACGGCGCAAAGAACCAAGATGATTGTCCGAGTGGATACATGAGAAACACACTGACAAAAACAGCAATAGGCCCAGAAAACGCAATAGCATTGTACGGTCTAATTCCTACTAAACGTGCAATTTCAAACTGACGAAGCATAAAACCTATGAGAGCAAAGGCACCGTGGAGTGCCACAAAAGGCCAGAGTCCCCCAAGTTGGACCCAGCGGACGAAATCTCCCTGAGACTCAGGACCCCAAAGTAAAAGAAGAGAATGACCCATAGCGTCAGCAGGAGTTGACACTGCTGCTGTAAGAAAATTGCAGCCTTCAAGGTAAGAAGACGCAATCCCGTGGGTGTACCAACTTGTAGCAAACGTTGTGCCAGTAAGCCAGCCACCAAGCGCAAGATAAGCAGTGGGAAAAAGAAGTAATCCAGACCAGCCCACAAAGACAAAGCGATCTCGTTTAAGCCAGTCATCCAAGACATCAAACCATCCTCTCTGTGAAATAGGTTGTGAAAGTGTAGAAGAAACCATAGTCTCCATTGTCATTTCTCATATTTATCTTAACATATCGTAACAAAAGGGTCAATGAGTATTAGTGCTTACAGGTAATTAAGCATATTTTGTAATGTTTGCTTATTATCTTTTATTTCTCCAAGAGCAATATTACACGACTTACAAAGCAAACCTCTAACCTTACCAGTGGAGTGGCAGTGATCTACCATAAACTTTCCGTGCTTGCCGCCAGGATCAGTAGTACCGCAAGTAATACATTTGTAATCTTGCCCTTCAAGCATTTGGTTATACTCGTTTAGAGTTATGCCATATGATCGTTTAAGATGTTGTTCTTGATATTTAATAGGATCGTAATTTTCTGCAACTCTTTTTTTATCACATTCTTTGCATTTTGACTTACGACTATTTGGAGAATAATTTCCACCCCGAAAATAAAATTGGTTAATATCTTTTTCTACACCACAAGTAGTGCAAATTTTTGTTCCTGTTATTTGTAGAGGTCTGGGCATTTGTTTTCTTTTCGTGCATTATTATTTATGCATTATAACATAAAAAAAGACCCCCGAAAGGAGGTCTCAAAAACTATTGAGTTTTTATCAACCGATAGCAGGAGCAGTGAGAGCAACAGGGGTGCTTTCAGCAGCAGCAAGATCCAACGGAAAATTGTGGGCGTTACGTTCATGCATCACCTCGAAACCAAGATTAGCACGGTTAAGAACATCAGCCCAGGAGTTAATTACATGACCTTGGGAGTCAAGAATACTTTGGTTGTAATTAAATCCGTTAAGGTTAAATGCCATGGTGCTTACACCGAGGGCAGCAAACCAGATACCTACAACGGGCCAAGCAGCAAGGAAGAAGTGAAGTGAACGAGAGTTGTTGAACGAAGCATATTGGAAAATCAGTCGTCCAAAGTAACCGTGAGCAGCAACGATGTTATAAGTCTCTTCTTCTTGACCGAACTTGTAACCATAGTTCTGTGACTCATTCTCAGTAGTTTCACGAACCAGTGAGGAAGTAACCAGAGAACCGTGCATCGCACTGAACAGAGAACCACCGAAGACACCAGCAACTCCAAGCATATGGAAGGGGTGCATCAGGATGTTGTGCTCTGCCTGGAACACAAGCATGTAGTTGAACGTACCAGAGATACCAAGAGGCATACCATCAGAGAAAGAACCTTGACCGAAAGGATAGACCAAGAATACGGCAGTCGCAGCAGCAACAGGAGCACTGTAAGCAACCATAATCCAAGGACGCATACCAAGACGGTAAGAAAGTTCCCACTCACGACCCATATAGCAGAAAACACCAATGAGGAAGTGGAAGACTACCAACTGGTAAGGACCACCATTATAGAGCCATTCATCAAGACTTGCTGCTTCCCAGATAGGATAGAAGTGAAGTCCGATTGCGTTGCTTGAAGGAACAACAGCACCAGAAATGATGTTGTTTCCGTACATGAGTGAACCAGCAACAGGTTCACGAATACCGTCAATGTCCACCGGAGGTGCGGCAATGAAGGTGACGATGAAACATACAGTAGCAGCAAGCAGAGTAGGAATCATCAGAGTTCCGAACCAACCAACATAAAGACGGTTGTTCGTTGAAGTAACCCACTGGCAAAATTGTTCCCAGGAGTTAGTAGAATTACGTGTAGCAATTGTAGCAGTCATTTTACTTTAAAAAGAAATAAGTATGAGTATAGGGATTACTCGTTTACTGATTTCCTTCACTACCCTCAAGTGAAGGTAAGATGAGAGACGTTTTTATACACCCCATAGGTCCCGGTTAATGGGTGTTTAACAATGTTAAGAATTATGAGGAATTCGTAACATTTGTTTACCTATTTATCATACTACGGTCTGCTTCTGGTGTCAAGCATAAAAAAAGTCCCCTTTCGGGGACCGTAAATTATTCTGCTTCTGGGAGTGGAATTTCTTCTGGTTGTGGTTCTGATTGTGGAAGAGTCACACCTATTTGTGTAAGATACTCAATCGCACCTTGAACCTTCAAAAAAAGTTCTCTTTTTGTTGTGGCCTTAGTTTGAAGTCCTTCCAATTCAAGGGATAGGTCTTGTGCTTGCTTTACAAGATTCGCAAGATGTTCCTGTTGTTCAGTCATAAAATTAAATAAACTCAATTTATTTATAGTATAATACATAAAGACAAATAACAAAATAACATCAATAAATAGTTACAAACATTACTTTTAGAAAAATGAAAAGATTAGCACTTATCTTTTCGTTATTCTTCACTACTCCTGCTTTTGCTGGTGAAATCACATCAAAAATCACTGACTCAATTCAATTAAATGTTCAGGGTGCTGCGGTACAATCAGAAAGAGTTGGTGCCTCATATGCAGTTTCAGGCACCAATATTAATGTAACAACTCTTGGAGGAGTTGGTGGAGCAGGTTCTTATGCCATCAATACAAACGGACAAGCATTTAGTTTCTCTGAAACATCAATTACTGCAGATGTTGATGTTACCTCTCAGTCGGCAGCTTCTGGATCAATTGCTTCTCCCAACCTTTATAGCAACTCTACTACTCAGTTAGGTGGAGATAAAGGTACTCTTGCAGGTTCTTTATCAGCAACTGGTGTTCCTACTGTCACTGCAGGTGGTTCAGGAACTACAGCAACTGCACAACGTAGCATAGAATTGAGTGTATTTAAGTGAAACATATAACTCCCGTTCTGCTGGCAGCAGCGGGATTTATATCTCCCTGCTATGCTGCGCCAGTCACTCCCAATTTTACGAGTGGCACAATTACTTCTGAAACAAAAACTCGTACTGAAGTGATTGAAGTTATCAAGCAAATAGAATATACCACTGGGACATCTTATACGGTCACTGGTACAAACATCAATATTCCTGCTCGTCCAGAGCCAGGAGCGAACTACACCATCATCAATCAAGGTGCTCCGTTCCAGTTTAGTGAAACTCATCTGACTCCTGGAATTGCGAAAGAAACATGGATAGATCGCAAAACTACCGAAGATTCTACCACAAATTCTATATCAGTCTTTACACAATAATCGGTTTAGCATCTCCCGTATTTGCGGAAGCACCATCTAATACGAATATTGCAGGACCCTCAGCATCTGCTACTGGCAATGTAACTAACCAGGCAGTACAAGTGCTTCAGGGTCCTTTTTCTGTGAATACTTATGGTTCTGGTGTTTCTTGTCAGGGTCCAACACTTAATTTGCAAACTTTTGGATACAATAGTATATCCAACAATACTGATCCAACTTCATATCAACAAAATTCAATCAATGCTGGTTTATCTGCAGGTTTCTCCATTCCCCTTGATGGTTCATTTCAAGAACTTTGTAAAGCAAGAGTTCGTACAGAGATTGCCAGACAACAAGCAGAAGCAGATAAAGCAAGACTTGATTTTGAATTAGTCAGATTATTGAAATGTGGTGAAGCAATGAAAAATGGAATTTCATTTCACCCAGAAAGTCCTTATGCAAAAATCTGTGCTGATGTCGTTGTAAAGTATCCACGAGTACAGGATGTAGCAAATGGAAATCAAACCAATTCAAATAAGAAGTGATCTTCCCCCTCTTATTCCAACAATAGAACCTCCTGTTACTCGTAGAACGGAACGTTCTGTAATACCTGAAGTTGATATGCCAATTATCAATATGCCAGATACAACAATCAAATATCCAGTGATTGATGTTCCAACTCAAGAAGAATTTGATGCTGCCGTAAGAGCAGAACAAAAAAAGAAAGAAGAAGAAAAAGAAGAAAAATCCAGAGGACTTCCAGATACTACCCCTACCCCCCAACTGCCCCCAGTTATTCAAACCCCTCAGAATAATCAGGTTATTGCCGATCAATCCACTACAAATACGAATTTAGGAGTGCCCGTCATTGAAGTACCAATCATCGGAGAAGTTCCAATTCCTCCAAAAGAACAGGTTATTCTTGCTGGCACCACTGCTACTGCTTCTGTTGCTGCGGCTATTGTTGGCAAATCTTTGGTGGAGTGGATGGTAGGTAAAATGAAACCTATCGTTCAACAAATATTCATAAGAGGCAAGAAACTCTTGAATAGAGATCTTACCCCCTATGAATTACAACTTTATTTTACGGCAGAATTGGATAAAAAGAATCTCAAATTACTTAAAAAAGAATGGAAGAAAGAAAAGGTAAACCAATATAAAAAAGCACACGATAAGTAATTACTTCTTACGCTTAGACTCCAGTTCATCAAAGTCTTTCTTCTTTGTTCCACCATCGTAAGTCCAAGCATATCCTTCAGAGATCATACGATCATTAAGACATAGATCATCAACATATAACCTTCCAAGAATTCTCCCATACTTTTCAGTTGAGTCTGGAAGTTCCGTTTTAATGAGAATATTTTTTTTACCATCAAGATTTTTTTTCAACCATTCTTTGACTTCTAATCCGAGTGCTTTTTCTTTGAGATCGGTTGTACGACTTTCTGGAGTATCAACACCACTAAGGCGTACTCGCTTAGTAAGAGAAATATCGAACCCAAGATCAATGTCCGCATCGATTGTGTCACCATCAACTACTCTTAATACTTGTTTTACTCTGTAGATATATGGGTCTTTATCCATTAGAATGGTAATTTAAACTTCTCAGTATTTAGTTTAGGGATAGGTAATTTTTCAAATGCTTTATTGACTTGATTTTCAACGACTTTCCCAACAAACTCTTCTGGATTGTTTAGAATTGCTTCTGCTTTCTTATAAGTTACGTAAGCACCATAAGCAAGTGCTCCACTAATAATCAAACTTGTTGTCGATAAAATAATTGCTAAGTATTTCATTTTTTCTTTCCTCCTGAATTTTTTCTTGCATTTGATGCCGTTTTTTGTTTATTTGTACGACACTGACCAGTTGCTTTTCTTTTATCTCCGTTGCCAAATGTTGGATTACATTTTTTACTCATCTTTCATTTCCAAATATGCTATTCTTAATATGTAGTAAATTACATAAAGAGTAAAAGAAAGACCACATCCAAGAATAATCAATACACCCCAAGGAAATTCATTCATTCCTTTCCCTCTTGTTTATGAATCCAAACTTTTAAATCTTTCACATACTTTCTCAAGATCTGAGATTGTTCTTCATGCCAAAAATCACCCGTCTCCATATAAAGACGGGTGTGATTATCTATGGCTTTAAGTATATTATGGATTGGGGAGTTCCAACACTCCCTCTTTGGAGTGTTCCATTCTCTTGGCATATTTACAAATGTAGATTATTCCTGTGTCGCCATCATTTTGATCTCCAACATAATTTGAGTTGCATTCAATATTATCAATTGTTATGTTAGTAATTAAATTTCCAATAAAAAGAACTAATAATAGTTCAATCATTTTTTCTTGCCACCATTCTTTGCCTTTTTGGCAGTCGCATTACCTTGGTTCTGCTTGGGTTGTTTTCCACCAGCAGAACCTTTCTTACCCTTATTGGCAGACTTTGCCATTATACTCCTGTGCGTGGTTGAACAAATCCTTCACCCTCTTCTACCTTACTTTCCAATGCTTCAACTCTTGATTCAAGAGTTTCTGGTGATATTTCAATTTCTGGAGGTACTGGCGGAGTAACTACAAAATCTTCTCTTTTAGATTCTTCTTTTTTTTCATCTTCATCATCTCCTCCTTTCTTCATAGTATTAATACCAAAAGTAGCAGCAGATGCAGTAAATACTGTTGCAATAAAAGTTGGATCCATTTTAGCAAGCAATCCAGCATAGCTGGCAGTTAGTAGAGCAGCACTCCAACTCAAAATTACAACACGAATAAGTTGTCCCATAGCATTTTCCTTTTTCTTATCCATTTTAGTTAGTGTGATAGGTTAACTTTTTTTCCAAGCTTCACCTTCTGCTTTTCTTCTACGAGCAAGTCCTGCTTCTACATTTGAACCAGGGTTTCTGTAGAGATATAAAGCATCTGGAACTAAGTCCCATTCTTTATTCTTCAAGCGTTTAGTAATAGTATTAAAGTTATCACCACCGTAAAAACCGGCACCAAGGTTATAAGCAAAGCTGAGCAGAGCGCCTCTTTTTCCATCTGACATTTCATTCCAGTGTGGGATCTTACGAAGTGAAGGAAGAAACTGATTCTTACATTGACTAATCAGTAATTCATCCGCTTCTGCTTGAGTAATGGTATCACCCATATGGAAAGGTGATCCATCTTTCTTGCGAGTAGATCCCCAACCAATTGTGATTGGCAGACCACCTGTGAGAGGATCTGGATATGCCTTTAGATGACATCCTTCAAACTCCTTGATCAATTTAAGGCCCATCATAGGCATATCGTCACCACCTGCTACGGGAGCGGCAACAGATGGTCCTGATGCTGGTGCCGCATTACCCTTTTTTCCCCGATAAATCTCTGCCCAATCAACATTATCTTCCAGATACTTGACTGGTAAATTATCTTCTAACCACTGAACTGCTTTAACGTGATTAGGATTCTTCTCGTCATAAAACTTGAAGAAGTTGTGTAGATCAATTCTTGCCATTTGGTCCTCCAAAATACTTTGTATAAAGGTCGTTTGCTTCTCTATGTTTCCCGTGATTTGTAAGATACTTTATAATCTTAAGAATTTTCATTTTGAAATTAGTCGAAGATTCTTCCCCACCCATCATTTCCTCCTGGACACCAACGGTGCTTGAGAACTGCTTTTGTGTAAATGGTCTTCTTACCATTCGTAACTGGACCAGTATAGTTATCGTTTAGAGAACCATATGGATCGTTGATATAATATCCTTTGCCATCTGGGGTCTTACCGATGACTACACACATGTGACCACCAGTAGGAGAAGATAAAGAACCACGGTGGAGAATACCAATAACAACGGGTTTACCTCTATCAAGGCTCTTATCAATGTCAGCAAAAGAAAGATTATAACTGAAGTGAGACTTAATACCATAACCTGCGAGAACCTTTGTCTGAACCGCATGGTCTGTGGTATCACCAATCGCAAATACTTTCTTAACATATTCATCATCACCTTTGATGCTTCCTGGTTTGAGGAAAGCAAGACACATCGCACATGATGAACTGTTACAAGTTCTATGTGCATCCCTATAATTATCTACTTGATTGAAATACGGAACATCAAGAACTGCTGGTGTAGGTGGTTTAGTTCTAAAAATTCCGATCCATTCCGTTTCCGAGTCATCCATGAATTCAGCAGGAAGGTTATCCTCTAACCATTGCACTGCTGCCACATGATTCGAATTTCCATCATCATAATACTTAAAAAAGTTATGAAGATCTAATGTCATTTTTTATATTTACAGACACTGAAGATATTTATCCATTTCAATGTCCATACTCTTCTATTTTATCAAGAACTTTATTTAGGTATTGATGTGCTAACCATTTTGGGTCATACCCAGATTTATCCATCCACTCTTTATCCAGGTTTGATTTTATTTTAAGAACTTCACACTTGATAATATCTTTAGTCAGTTGTCCTCGTGGCATAATACTAAAAAACTCTGCCCCTTATTTAGAGGCAGAGTAACATATATTAAGTATTATCAAAAAATTCCAGGAATAATCTGTCCGGTAGTGAGATAAGTTCCTACGGCAATAACAAATCCCAGCATCGCCAGTCTTCCATTCAGTCTTTCGTTTTCTTCAGTCCATCCGAATTTCATTTTTTTTCTCCTCGTTTAGTAGTGTTTTGAATAACGATAAATTTGTCTTTTGGTAAAGTACCTGCTATACAGACTTTAAGTTCGTCATTATTATCCCAGGCACCAGATTCAACCAGTTCTTGAAGAGCAACAGACAGTTGCCCAAGCATATTAGCACTCATCAATAAGTTTCGGCAAGTTTCTCTACAGCATAACCCAAAGTCACAAAAAATGCAACTGAGGTAATGGTGAAAATTAATTCAGTCATCAGAAGATACCGAAGAAGAGTTTACCAGTGCCAACATAAGAAATGATAGCAGCAATAAAACCGACCATTGCCCAGCGTCCATTCATTTTCTCCGCCTTTTCGGCATAAGGTTCAATACCATAACGCTCAAGATCTTCCTTAGTCATATACATAGAAGGTTCTTTTGCCCACATATTCATTTGCCCAAATTCATTTTTGGTTACAGTCATATAAGTTTTGTTAAGAAACATTACAAAAGTATATAGCAAAAATAAAGAGGGGTCAAGCCCCTTTAGTAGTAATTTATACCTAATTGCGTTAGGGTTTACTGAATCAAATTTACCAATCAATATTTTTTCTAATCTTGATGTTATAATTCCAAATCTCAGAAAATATAGAACTATTCAAATCGTTATCATTAAAAGTTTCATTAAGAGCATTCAAATCTTTCGGAAAACAAGTTCCACCAAATCCCCTGTCTCCATCAATGCCTGGAACCAAACTATGAGATTCACCAATCCTTTTATCCAAACAAACACCACTTCTAACTTTCTCAAAATCAATTCCAAGTTTCTCACACAAATCAAACATTAAATTAAAATAAGTAACTTTCATTGAAAGATATGTGTTAGAAAAGTATTTTATTGATTCAGATTCTTCAGAAGAAACTAAAATAGTTTTGATATGAGGAAAATAGTTTAAATAAAAATTTTCTAATTTTCGAGATGATTCTTTTTCTCCACCAATAATATTTCTATCAGCATTATTAAAATCTTCTACAGAATTTCTGGCAGTTAAGAATTCTGGATTATGAATTATTTTTAAATCTAATCTTTTTTCAATTAATGCTTTGGTAGTTCCAATAGGAACAGTAGATTTTATAACAAAAATTCCAGATAGATTTTTAGGAAGAGTATCAAAAAATGATTCAATATAAGATAAATTGCATCCTCCACCCATTTTATTTTTCATGGGAGTTGGAAGACAAACAAAAACAATATCTGAATTTATAGTTTCGTCATAAGAATTTAAAGATCTTTTTTCATCAACATCAAAAACAAATAAATTTTGAATCTTATTTTTTAGATTTTGGTATATGGCATTACCAACAAATCCATTTCCGATTATTCCAACTTTCATTATGATCTCTCCTTCTGTATAATGTATGCTCGTCCTTGTTCATCAAAACCATCAATTTCAATAAGTTGTGTCTCTGTGTTGATATCATCATTTGGCACTAAGCAAGTATATGGACCAGGAATTCTATCATTATTATTATAATTTCTATGTCCAGAAATATGATAATGAGCACATACTATTTGTTTTCCTGGATTTTTTAAAATGTATCCCTGTTCTGCCATCAATTTAGCAATTTTATTATCACATCCAGGTTTACCTAAAGTAAATTCCATCTCATCAGTTGTTTTAATTGGTGAAGTAAATATCCAAACATCTTGGGAAGAAGAATTATCAAATG